CTACGATATTTCTAAAATATTTAGTTTTATCATACTTAACTACGATATTTCTAAAATATTTAGTTTTATCATACTTAACTACGATATTTCTAAAATATTTAGTTTTATCGTACTTAACTACGATATTTCTATAATATTTGCTCGTTTTTTGTGCGATTGCATATTTATTCATTAAGGTGTGCGTGAAAGTGCATAATTATTCACTAAGGTGTGCGTGAAAGTGCATAATTATTCCTTATAGATTTCACCTATCACGCCTGCACACCATTAATCGTTAAAACCTAATTTCTGCAAGGTGTATTTTTTGGGGGATTGAACCAAGCGACGCGGAAACGTTAGGCATACTAAGAAAAGGCAGGGCGAACAAAGAACACGGTTAAGCAACGAAAGGCAAGGCGACAAAGCACGGTTAATCAAAGCGACAACGAAAAACAGGGCGGACAGAATAAGACAGGGCGAACCGAGAACAGGCAGAAATAAAAAGCACGCGGGCGTGCCGCCCACCCACCCAACAAAAATATGTTGCGTTTTCAGTTAGGCTATGTTGTTCTTGAATAGGCTAGGTTGTTCGTTGCTACGCTCGCTACGCTCGCTTCGATATAGGTCCACTCCTCGTTCCTCGTCGGGGCGTGGTTACGTCTAAGCGCGCTTGACGCTACCCCGTGGGTTTGGACCGCGGTGAACCCGAGGGGGATGGTAAAAACACAGTACTTTACACACACCACTTCGCAAAATCCAGCCACGTCTACTGCTTTCTATGTACTGCATTATCAACGTCAGCCGAGCCTATCATAGCTGCACTAAGTTATGCCGAGTACACAACGTCAGCTAAGTCCACGCAGACAACTTAGTCAGCCAACCCACTCGCAGTTAACAAAGCGCGGCAAAGTTTTTCTCCACCCACCTCTACCTATCTTTATACACCCCCCCGTGATGGACAGGCCACCCTATGGGTAGGGGGGTATATACACTTCGCAAAAAATTTTTCGGATAAAAAAATCCCCCAGCGAGAGGATTCAACTGAGGGAAAGTATCTATGTTTAAAGTTTTTTAAGGAATCAAGGACTGCACTTTGAAAAACAACATTTCAACTGCAAGACCTATTGTACTCTTTCGCTATTCCACGTCAACTTATTTTGTGTTAATATTCACTAACGAGATTAATTTATTATAAGGTGGTGCAATGAACACAGTACAGGTTAAGTTGGAAGACACTTATCACGATAAGCTACTGGCATTTTGCAGTCGCAATGGCGCGACGAAAGCGGACGTAATTCGCTATATGATAGACACACTACAACTAACAGAGGTGAACGATGTCGAATTTGACAGATGGTACGACAACTTCCACAACATTGGTTGATGACGCGCAGTCATTGTATAGCGTCGAGCAGCCATTAGCTGACGATAACCAACCTGCTATCCCAGACCTCTCTGATATTTTAGCGCAGATAGACTTTGATGCTAAGGATATGGAATATGGTAAGACGGCTAGTCAAGGTCGCTTCCACGTAGGGAAATGGGGTGCGTTAATTTTAGAGCTTATCGCAAATCCTGCGGACGAGGAGTCTATCTTACAGGCCTACGGGTTGACTAAGTATCAGTATGAGAACTTAAAAGCAAGCAAACTGTTTCAACAAGTCTATAAAGAGACAGAAAGTGCGGTACTTTCGCAGGCAGCGAGTGGGGCGTTCCATTTAGCAGCACGTCGGATAGCAGAGCAAGGTCTTACGGTAATGGAGAACATTATCGCTTATGGGGAAGCCAAAGACCAAATCAAAGCCTTTGAGACGGTGACTCGCCTGGCCAACCTTGACCCGGCTATTCAGGCTAAACTTAAAGATGATAAAGCGGTGCAAAGTGGGGTACAACTGGTGGTGAATTTCGCCCCTGGCCTAGAGCCACCGAAAGCGTTTCAGGGAGCAAACAATACAATAATTGACGTACAAGCGGAGAAAGTAGATGAAATTTAAATTAAGTGAGAAGAATAAAGAAGCAATCAAGAGCAGCCTGTTAGTGGGTGTGAGCTTCGGGTTGTTTTGGTATGGGTTGGTGTCGTATGCGTGGAGCAACTACATTAGCGCTGGCCTTGTCGGTGGTGTGATGTTTGTGGTAGGTCTTTTATTAGGGCTGGCCACTACGTGGTACACAGAGGAGTAATTGATGTCGCAGATTGTGATGCCGACCTATAATCCGTCGCGTACAGCGGTGGAGTTCCATAAGAGCGACCACTTCGTGCGTGGGGTGGTGGCAGGTGTAGGGACGGGGAAATCGGTAATGATGATCCAAGAGCTACTGCGTCGTGGGTTTGCACAAGACCCTGGTGTTGATGGAGTGAGACGGACACGGTTCGGGTTGGTACGTGCGACTTATCCGAGTCTACGGACAACCACGGTGAAAACGTTTAGCCAGTGGATACCACCTCTACTCTCGCCTGTTCGCCAGACTGCACCGATGACAGCGTTCTTCCGTGGTGGACTACCAGACGGGACGCAGTTTGATATGGAGTTTATCTTTATTGCGTTGGAGAACGCATCAGATGTGCAGAAACTCAAGTCAATGGAGTTCACGATGATATTCATAAACGAGGCACGAGAAGTGGCCTTTGAGGTTTATGATACATGTAAAGAGCGTGTGGGGCGTTTCCCGACACTTGACCCGTTGACAGGGCGTGGTGGTTGTACATATAGTGGGGTGATTTTTGATAGCAACCCACCGGACGAAGACCATTGGATTGCGAAACTAGACCGTAATCCGACAGAGAGTAGTAAGATATTCCACCAGCCTGCACCGTTTATTGAGAAGGTTAATGCCAAAGGTGAGATTGAGTACATTGACAATCCTCTCGCAGAGAACTTGGAGTATTTGAACCAGAAACCGATGCAAAACGGTGTACCTTGGACGCTTGAACAACGACGTGCGTTTGGGTATGAGTATTACAGACGGATGTTGGACGGCAAGCCTAAGCACTATATTGACACCGAGATTATGGGGAAATACGGCAGCAACTTTGACGGACGACCTGTGTATCAAGAGTATTGGTCAGAAGATATGGTGTGTGGCTATCCGTTGGAAGCGAAGTATGGCTACCCTGTCATTCTTGGTATAGACACCACCGGTCTTAACCCTGCTGTGGCCTTTGGGCAGTTGGAGATGGGGGTGTTACAGATTAAGCACGAGTTGTTGGCACTGGATATGCCGTTCGTACCGTTCGTGCGAGACGTGTTAAAACCATTCTTGGCACAACATTATCCAGGTTGTCAGGTGGTGGCCTACACTGACCCGGCCAACCCACGCGATAGTAACCGAGGGGAGACACCTGTTCAGGTGCTTCGCCAGTATGGCATACAGGCACAGAACGCACCCACTAATAAATTTAAGGCACGTATAGATAGTGTGATTAGCTTCTTGCAACGTAGAGGTGGCTTGTTGATAGACAAGCGATGTGAGAAAATAATCAACGGCTTCCGTGGCGGCTACCACTACCGACCATTGAACATCAGCGGAGTAGGGAAAACCTATTCGAGTGAGCCTGTGAAGAACGAGTTTAGTCACTTGGCGGACGCAGTGCAGTACCTTTGTAACGGCATACGTCACGGCTCAGATAATCAACAAAACCAACATTCATTTAGACGTGCAACGTCTAAACGTGTGTACTAAGGGGTAGGTAATGGAAATTAAAGAACACCTAGGTCTTGCTAAGAAGTTAAGCGAGAGCAAAGGGGAGAAAGCGACGGAGTTTAAAGACAGCCTAGCACGTATGGTGAAGTCTGACTTTGACGCAGCAGTGCGACACCGTTCAATGCATAAGTTCGGTGATTACACCGCGGAAGAAGTATTGAATAACTGCTACTCGCAGTATTACGGTGAAGTACCGTGTGAGATTCGAGAAGCGTTTGGTAATATGCCCGTGCCAAGTTTAACGCAGTTAAAAGTGAGCGCACTTAATGCGTGGATTAGAGACTTATTGTTTGGTAGTGGTGGTACACCGTTTACGGTAGAGCCTACGCCAATTCCGGAGTTGAACAAAGAAATCGAAGACGAAGTGCTTTACCGTGTTAAAGAAGTAATCTTCGGTGATGTAGAAACTGTATTACCTACGTCTAAACTTGAGATGGAAAAACTTGTTCGCCACGAGAAGAAGCACGTACGCGAAACTATGTTAGTAGCTGCTAACAATGCAGCGAAAGCGATGGAAACGGTGATGTGGGACCAGTGTATTGACGGTGGATATAACAAGGCGATGAAGAAGTTTTTACAAGACTTCTGTATTTATCCGTATGCCGTGTTAGAAGGTCCTGTTCCAGAAGTGCGGACGAATTTTGTGTGGAGTGGTAACACACTCAAAGCCAAAGACGAGGTGGTGTATGCGGTGAACCACGTGAGTCCGTTTGACTTTTTCTGGTCGTCTGACAGCACAGACGCACAGGACGGGTCGTATGTTATCGTTCGCAAGCGTTACTCACGTCAACAGTTAGTTAAAATGGCGAAGTTAGACTCTTATATTAAAGAGAACGTGCTGGCAGCACTAGAGCATTTCAGTGACGCTAACACACCGGTTAACTGGTTGGGCGGTAACCCAGAGACTTCTGAGAATATTATTGCGTGGGATGGTAAGACTGCGTTAGAAGTGCTTAAGTATTATGGTGCGGTGCGTGGTGCGGTGTTAAAAGAGTATGGCTTAAAGGACGTAGAGAACGACGAGTATTACGAGTGTATCGTTCATACGTTAGGTTGTTATACATTGAAGGTTGTGATTAACCCTAATCCTAACGGTCACAAACGCCCTATCTACGTAACAAGCTACGAGAAGACGGGGAATGGTGTAATGGGCTTCGGTATTGCGCAGAAAGTGCGTGAAGTTGAACGGGCGTTCCAAAGCTGTCTTCGCGGTATGATTAAGAATATGGAATACTCAAGCGGCCCGATTGGTGAGGTTGACTTTAGTCGTATTCAACAGTGGATTACTGATGACCAAGTTGGTGATATTGAGCCGTTTACAGTGAACCCAGTTGATCCAGACCCTGTTGGTGGCGGTCGTCCAGCTTATATGTTCCATAACTTCCCTAATAACACGGCGGCGTTAAGTAATGTGTGTCAGTGGTTTATGTCTCTCGCAGATATTATGACGCAAATTCCAGCGAGTATTCACGGTCAACCGGTAGGTACAGGTGCTAACCGTACGTTCCGTGGTATGTCAATGTTATACGGTAACGCGTTGAAAGGTGTACAAAGTGGGATTACAAACATTGACGACGATGTTGTTTCTCCGTTTGCGACTGCTTTATATATGTATAACTTGAAATACAATGACCGTAAAGACATTAAAGGTGATGCGAAAGTTGTTGCTCGCGGTGCAAGCGGTCTTATGGAGAAAGAGCTTAAGAAAAATGATATGCTCGAAGCGGCACAGGTTGTGGCGAGTCTTGCTCAAACAGGACGAGTTAAACCAGAAGCGATTGACAAAGCGGTTGAGCGTGTTCTTCAGTCTCTTGACTTGGTTGACTATGACCTTGATGATGTTATGTCTAATATTAGCGGAGCGGTGGACGCACAGGTTGATCCGATGGCTATGTTGCAAGAAGCACCACAAGGTCAGCCACAACCAGAACAGGTTGAGCAGTAAAAATAATTTAAATAAGTTAGTTGCTACTTACTAACTTATGTAATAGAATGTGTTGTAATATCAAAATAGGGGAAGAACTATGAGTTCACTAAATGGCCGTAAAATGAGACTTGGAGACGTAGTTTACGACGTACTGAAAGGTATGGGTCAAGTTGTTCGTGACGGTGGCGGTACGCTTAATGTGGTAGTACGTTTTCGTGAAGGCGATGAGTTATCATACGCACAAGACGGTACTTTCCAAGGTGAAAAACGTTTATATTGGAAACCACCTTATATTCTTGAGCCACGTGGCCCAGATGACAAAGCGTATGACGACGCGATTGCTTTAATTACACCTATCTACAATAAGTTGGTAGAACGTGAAAAAGGTAATAAATAAGTGGCAGGACTTCATATGGGGCAAGGTAATAGTTCCATTCGCAGACCTGTTTAGAATTGATTGTGAATATTGCTGGTGGTGGCGTGGAGTCTTAGTTGGGTCTATTATCACTTCAGTAGTATTCTTGTTGTTAGGTAAATTATTGGAGTTGCTATGACTTGCGAAATTACTACTGGCCGTAAGGTTGGTAATACGGTTCAAGCACAAGATCCAAATGTGTTGTTCAACGCTCGTTCTAGCAACACAGTATCGCATATCTTCCACGTCGATCCTTGCAAACCAGTGAAAATCTGTACGTTTGGGTTAGGTGATGAAGATGCACTTGAGCTTCATAAGGTACATCCAAAGCCAGGTGTTATGCCACAAGGTTATGGCTGTATTTGTAGTGCAGAACCTGGTTCTAATACAAATATCGAAATGAGCGAACCGTTTAAAATTGGCGGTGAGGTCGTTGAGTTAACGAATAAAAACAGTGCGGTGTTCTTAACAATCCCTGGTTTATTCGTGTTAGTAATGAAGAAAGAAACTATGTTAGGTAAAATCTTCTGTACCATTACTGACGTTGAGTGTTGCTGCTTACCTAACAAGCTAATTATTGGTAACTAATTATGTCGCAACCGGTTCAAATTATTTCACCACAATCCACATCAACGCTATCCAGTGTGTTCCAAGTGTACCCTGGTTATGCGATGGTGATTTCGTCGTTTAATTTTCAAGGTGAAAAACATAATGACGTAGGTGACGTGATTGAAGAAGGTGATTGCGCGGTGTTACATAAGCTGAAAGTAGAACACGGAACAATGCCACACGGTGATGGCTGTGCTGACGGAGATTGCAGACAGTGTATTTTTGAGCCGAGTGAGCTAAAAATCGTTGGTTCTGAACCGGTTATGTTGTGTGAAGAAACTATGACACACTTCTGCGGTCAGAACCTAACGGTGCTGTCAGTACCAGGATATTACGCGTTCGAGTTATGTCGCGAAAAATCTCTTGGTAAAGTGTCTATCGAAGTGGAAGAAATCACCGCTGACGTAGCTAAATTAATCCCACAAAACTTTTTCCATGGAGCATAAAATGGCAAGATGTATGAAATGCGGTAAATCAGCAGGTATTCCTTCTTCTATTCCTATGAAGGATATGCGTACTGGTACAATGCGCACCGTAACAACAAGCGCAGATTTAGCTGGTGCTAAACCTAAGTTAAAAGACCAGCGTGGTATGAACCAAACTAAACTTAACGTGAAGAACCCTCTACGTGGCTAAGATTAGATTCGGTGCTTACACCGTAACTGAAGAAGATATGAATATGTTGACAAAGCTGTTCGCAGACCCGCTAATGGCTCAACAGTTCGTATCTTTTTTGGATAAGGTGAAGCGTACCAATGAGCAGTTGCACGGTCAGACAGCCCAGATGTATTTAATGACTGACTCGCCGGAGCAACGTGCTATGTCCTTGGCGTATAAAGGCAAGGCGGAGTTTGCGTTAGAAATGACGCAGTTAGTTAAACAAGTCAATAAATAGGACACGGATTTATGGCTAAATATCAATTTGCGGATCAAGCCCGCAGAGTTCTGGAAGAAAACGGAGTAGTTGTCAACGATGACGGTACTACTGGATTCGCTAAACAGCCGGAACAAGTTGTTGTAGGTGGAGAGCCACAACAAGAAGCACCTGTACAAACTACTAATGTAGTACAGGAAGCACCACAGGAGCAACCAACTCAAACAGAAGCACCTGCACAAGCTGAACAAGCTACACAGGTGGAGAAAGACGAGCGTGATCGTTTAATCGAGATGCAACGTCAAGAGTTGGAAGAATTACGTGCTAAAGCAAACCAAGCTCCTGCACAAACACAGCCTGCTAAGTCAGAGCGTGAAACAGAATTAGAGAACGAACTCGCAGCATTACGCGCACAGCTATCTGAAAAAGAAGTTGCGCAGTCAGCAGACGAGTTCCGTGCTATGTTGGAAGCACAAGGGTTCGACAGTGAGAACTTAGACGACGATGTACTATTAGAAGTACGCAGACAGTTAATCGCACCAACTGCGAAGAAATTATCTGCGTTAGAGCAACGTCTCGCTAAAGCGGAAGAAAAATTCCGCGACCCTACTCCAGCAGAACTTCTTGAACAAACCAAGCGAAATGCGGTGCAAGAAGTTAAGAAAGCAATCCCAGACTTTGACACAATCTTCAACTCAAAAGAGTTTAAAGAGAAGTTAATGTCTACCGACGACCGTTTCCCTACGGCTACTTATGGCCACGCGTTACAAGAAGCGTTAGAGAACGGACGTTCAGACTTTATTATTCGTGAAGTGAAAAACTTTATGGGTGGTAAGACAGATCCTTTAGCGTCTATCGCAGACGTAAGCGGATCAAATGGTGCGGGTAAAGCGTCTGAAGCGAAAGCGGAAGAAAGTGGCTTTACGTACACCGATGAGGAAGCTAGAAAAATGTTGAGAGCATTCCAAATGCGTGATATTTCTCGACAGGAGTATAGTGAATATCGATCAAAACTGGACGCACATCGTCTAGGTAAATAACACAATAGGAGCTAACAATGGCGCAAGCAGGTTTAGGTTCAGCGTCCGGTTATGGCAGTATCCACGATACTCCTCTCGCAACGAAAGGTTACCATAGCCGAATCATTGAACGCGGTTGGGAAAAAGACATCTTAGGTGAGATCGTTAATACCCGTATCGTAGCGCAAGCGTTCGACTGTAACCAAGTCGTAGAATTTATCTTACAACCGGATGTAGGCCCGTGGCGTAAGTATGAAGATAACCAAGTTATCAAACCGGACACCGTACAAATCACTTCGGTGCAAATGACTCTTTGTAACCAAGCGTACAAAGCGATCAAAATAGATAACAACTTACAACGTAACCTTTGCCAATTCTGGTCAAAATTTGAAGCAGGTTTCTTAGATTCTTGCTACCGTGAATTATCTGGTATGTGGCACAGCTTCGTATTATCAGCAATGGTATTAGAAGCTGACCGTCGCAACAAAGGTGCTAACGCCGGCCGTGACCGCTCTATCAATTTAGGTACAGTTGGCGCACCAGTTCGCGTTACTCCAGCTAACTTACCAGTTAACTTAATGAACTTACGTAACGTATTAGTACACAACAACCGTTGGAAAAATGGTGAAATGTTCTTAATCGTTCCACCTGAGTTCAGTAACGTAGTTATCCAGTCTGAATATCGCTTGGCGGCTGATATTTCTTGCTGTAAAGATCCATCTATGTTGTTAACTGGTGAATTACCAGGACAATTAGCTGGTTTCCGCACAATCGAGTCTATGCGTACAATCAGTGCGTTCGACACAACAGTAAACAAACAAGCGTATTACATCTTAGCGTTCTGGAAAGAAGCGTTTGCTTTCTATGGTGACATCACCGAAGGTCGTATCATTGAAGATAAAGACTACTGGGGTCGTCAATACCAAATGGCAGCGTTGTGGGGCGGTAAAGCAATTTACGGTGATGCAATCGCAGTTGGCTATTGGACTTTTGAGTAAGGAGTTTAAAAGATGGCAAATGTAATGCTAACATTAGGTGGCCCATACCGCTACAACCGTTCTTCTATCGCTCGTCAAACTGTATATGACGAAAGTACAAATGGCGTAGCAGAACGCATCGCTGGTGAGTATATGCACGGATTATTTACCGTGGGTAACTCTTTAAACCCTATGTTTAGTGAAGGTCAAGCGGAAGCGTTAGACTTAGCTAAAGTGACAGCAGGTGATTTTATCGGTTTATTTGAAATTCCAGCTAACCATACGTTATTAGACGTAGCAGTTCGCACTTTCCCAGTACAAGCTGAGCGTGGTTACCAAGGTAAATTAAACGCAGACGGTTTAGTAGTTTCAGTTGAAGCACACGAATACAGCCAAGAAACGTTAGAGCCAACTGGTAAAACTATTGACTTAGTAACAGCGTTAAATGGAATTGCGGTGAATGAAGCCGTATTCAAACGCAGTGCAGTTAAACCTGATGAAGGTGGTCACTGGATTGAAAGCGATAAATTTATCGTTTTAGGCTTAAAAGTGGATAGTCTTCCTTCGGAAAAAACTGTCAAATTATCTGACATCACTGCTCGTGTAGAAGTGACCGGTCACGTGTTTGACTACGAATGTCCGATCCACGTTTAATGACGGGGCGTGGGGTAACACCCACGCTTTAACTTATGGCACGAAAATTTACGGACTTATCTCGCCAAGCTAGAGAACGTTACAACCAACAAACAGATGGAGACCAAGAGATGGCTCAAGATACAATGAATGTTGCCCCACCAATGGCAAAAAAAGCAAAATATTTACGTGACGCTGACGGTACATTATACCCGTGGGTTCCTGAATTAGCGGCACGTGGTGATTTAGTTGCAGCTTATGACCCTGACAAACCAGACGCGTTTGCAGATGACCAAGCACAAATTGCGTTAAACCGTGAGTTAGAAATTGCGAAAGAGCGTGCAGACGCAGAAGAAGTTGCTAGACTTGAAGCACAAAAACGTGCGGAAGAAGAAGCAGCTAAACGTGCAGAAGCAGAGCAAATTGCGCAAGCTAACCAACGCAACTTATCACAAGCACAAGAAGCACTAGCACGTCAAGAAGAAGAACACGCTAAACAAGTAGCTGCACTTCAAGCACAAATTGACGCAATGGCTAAACAGCAAGCTGAAGCGGTTGTTGATAAGCCTAAGAAAGCTAAAAAAGCAAAAGCAGAGAAACCTGCTGAAGTAGAAGTTCCTGCTGAAGAAGTGAAAGAAGAAATCAACTTTGATGATTTGGATGACTAATGACTACGATTAGTGACTTGATTGTCCGCGCAGCGCGTGACTTAAATGACTATACAGACGGAGTGCCAAACAAACAATTCCAACGCTGGTCGCAAGAACAGCTACTTGGGTATTGGAACGAAGCACTTTGTGTGATGTATGCTCTCAATCCGAGTAAATTTAAGAGTGCAAAAGTAGCTAAGTTGAAACCTGGTATTAACCAAGTGTTTGACGAGTGTAAGCGTGTGCTATCAGTCATCGGTGTAAGCGACAAAGACGGCAATGTACTTTATGAGATCGAGAAGGACTCTGAAGACAAGAAGTTAAAATGGGGTGGTTTCAGACCTCGCTGTTGTACGACGTTTACTCACAATCGTGATTTTAAGTTAACCAGTTATCGTATTTTAACTGATAAGGACGGCTCGGTTATGGTTAAACCGGCCGTACCTTATGGGATGGACATTCATCTTAAGTTTATGTGCGAGACACCGCCACGTGAATTTACGATGAACAATTTAAGTGCTGCGGCAGAAGAATCAAACTGCATTGACGTGACAATGGGCGTACACTGGGTATTGTTTCGAGCGTTGATGGTAGATGAAGAAAGCCAGTCGTCAAATTCACTCGCAACGCAGCACTTAAACTTGTTCTTTAAATTACTCGAAGTTAAGACAGAACAAGATAAAGATACCAACTACAATCTGGAAGGTGTACCTAGTGTACTTAAACAGGTAGTTGCACGTGAAATAGCGAGATACCAGTTGGGGATTAAATAATGTTAGACCAAGTTGAAACTGTACCGTTATCCTATTTCATTGACGAGCTTATGTTATTAGACGGAATGGAGCAGCCAATGGCGGAAGATTATATTCGCAAGGCTGCTATTGACTTCTGTACTAAGACACAGATTATCCGACGCACCGTAGAGATTGAGCTAATCTCGTGTGCGGACGAATATTTACTGGATCTTGAAGAATGTGACCGTGTGGTTAGTATTCAAGAAGCCTGTGGGTACGAGGTGTTAAGTAAAGAACCTTGTACTGGCCCGAATTGCAGCGGACACTACGTATGGTACGTGTCGCCAAATAGCTTAAAAGTTAGCCCTGTGCCTGTCGTTAGTGGGGACAAGTTAAGGGTCGTGGTGGCCGTTGCACCTAAACAAGATTGTTGTGAGTTAGACGAACTCTTATACCAGAACTATCGCGAAGCGATCATTGATAAAGCACTTTCAATGCTGTATAAGATCAAACAGGCACGTTGGTTCGATTTAAATCTCGCAACCGTACACGAAAGAGATTACAAACAAGCTGTCACACTAGCCGGAGCGGATAGATTACTCGGAGTTAGACGTGGCAAAATCCGATTGAGAGCAGGTGGTATTTATGGCTAATTGTGGTTGCAAGCCGTGTAGCAAAGAGTTACCGGACGCAAAAAGAAAATGTAAAGAGTTCTCGTTGTGTGTAGGAAACAAATCGCTACATTATGACGGGAACTGTTTATATGTAACAGACAGAAAGTTTAAAATCCCTAACGGCACGTATACGTCAATCACCTTCCAAGAAGGTTGTATCGTAGGTGTTGGTACTGCGCCTTTACCTGTTTATACACCACAAGCGTGTTGTGATGGAGAAACTACTACTGTGGTAGAGCGTACACCTGAGCTTAAAGTGTCGTCGGAGACTGGCAACCTGGCCGTTATTGAAAATAATACTCTGACTGTTAACCCTTTCTGGAAAGATACAACGTCTATTCACGTTGGTGGTAACGGAAGTACAGACAAACCTTGGCAAGCCAAGGTAAAGCTAAACCCTACGTCTAATCGCATAACAACCACAGAACAAGGGTTGAAAGTAGAATTAGAGTTCGCAGACTCCGATACGGTAACTGTTACTGGCGATGGTACAACCGAAAACCCATACAAATTTAACAGTAAATTAGAGAAGTTAACCCTACCTAAAATTAACAGCAAAGCAGTTGAAGGTATTGGGTATTCTGTATCTGAGCAGGGGTTAATGAAAGTTTCGGAAGGTGTAAACTTTACAACTAACTTATCTTTTAGTAGCAGTGCGTTTACAATCGTTAAGACTGGTTTCGAGACGAAAGTTTTTGTTGACGAAGGACTTTTACGCCTACGAGAAGAAAGCTACGAAGACGTAGTAAATAATATCCTAAAAGATGAAAAACTACTCGCTAAGTTAAAAGCAGCGTTAGGATTATAGAATGAACATTCTCTATAAGAACTTTAAAGGTATAGCTCCACGTTATGACAGCCATCTCCTTGGAGATGGTTTTGCCACAACTGCGAAAGACGTAAATCTTTGGCACGGCACACTGCGTCCGTTTCGCGAGAAAAAACTATGTAGAGAGATCAAACAAGCAACAAAGTCTGTTTTCTATGACAACTGTTGCTGGAAGGAATTTGATAAGTGCGTAGAGTTTACACGCCTTAATACGACGTGTGTAAGACAAGTTGTTACAGGGTTATTTGACTATCCCGCAACGTCTTGTTCTGACGAGTGTAACCCACGTTGGATTAGGTTAGGGTTACCTTCACCTGGTACTGCACCGTCAGTAGAGCGACTAGATCCTCTTGAAGGTAAGAAAAGCTGTTATTCACCTAATTTAATTGACTCCATTGAGTACAAACGAGCAACGAGAACCTACGTTTATACGTACGTTAACAGTTGTTGCGACGAAGGCCCACCTAGTTACCCAACAGATCTTATCGACGTGGACGACGGTGGTCGAGTTATGCTGACAGGGTTCAATACCCCGCCTGCGGAATATGACGTTAAAAATATCCGTATTTATAGATTAGCGAGCGGTTTTGATATAAACAATACGTCAATCGAACATTTCAACATTGACGAAACAAGCGCATTGAGTGACTACTATTTCGTTGCGGAAATACCAGTTGGAACGGCAGCGTTTATAGACGACAAACTCGACTATGAATTAGGGTATGCGATGGAGTCTCAAGAGTATGTAGCACCACCGAAAGATTTACGTGGAGTAATAAGCGTAGATGGTACACAACTCGCAGGTATAACAGGTGGAAATAAAATCCGCTTCTCTACACCTAATTTCCCTCACGCTTGGCAAGAAGCGGACGAACTTACTATTCCTGATACTATACAGGCACTGATAGAGTTCAACCACAATGTTATTGTTCTAACTTGTGGAGCGGTTTATTTAGTTGAACCAATCGAAGACTGTAAAACCGTAGGGTGCAGAAAGGTAACTAAAACTTTGGAAGACTACCCGTTAGTGAGTTGTTGCGGTGGTCACGGATATGCACTTACACCTAAAGGTGTTGTATTTGCGTCCATAGAAGGGTTGATCTTAACAGACGGTGTTCAAGCGACTAATATCACTTCGCCATACTTCGCACCTGACGATTGGAAAGCATTACATCCTGATCGAATGAGTGTTGCATATAACCGAGATAGTGTGTATTTCTTTAGCGACGTAGCAGGCTATTGTTTGCAGTTCCCAGTTAGTTTAACGGAGTGGGAAAACTCACACTTGATTGAATTATCAGACAGACCTGAGTATGCGTTTGGTGAAAACGATGAGCTTTATCTTGTTGAGAAAGGAGCGGTGTATCGTTGGGATAGAGGTGATACATACCGCCCATACCACTGGGTTAGTAGGAAAGAAATATCCCCTACGCAGATAAACTTTGCTGGTGCGAAAGTAAGCAGATATAATAACGGTGACGTTACTTTTAAGTTTATTGGTGACGACATCTTGATCAAAGAGTATAGTCCTCTGCAAACAGAGAAGTTTAGACTTCCTAGTGGTCGCAGAGATATTGAGTTCCAAGTAGATCTTAAAGGTACAGCCGAAGTGTACCAAGTTGAGATTTCTACAAGTTACATAGAGTTAGGCACGGTATGAAAGTACAAACAGTAAAATTCCCACAAACACCTGAAGCAACGTTAGAAGAAGTCAATAAGCTAAAAGTTTTTATTGACAAATACAATGTTGAGCGTTTCAACACAGCAGAGATGTTACCAGCAGAAATGATTGCGGTAATGTGGCACTCTGCGCAATTAGACTTTATCGAAGCACTCGACGACAACGACAACCGTGTAGGAATTATGATGGTTAGCATCTACACGAAGGGTGACGGTACTCGTGGGGCTACGGTTATGGTTTCATACGTAGAAGAAGAATACCGTAAGCAGGGATTATTTAGAAAGATGGTTGACTTAGCGAGAATTATCTATCGCGCGAGAAATATTACCGTCTTAGATATACCTGTTTTTGACGACGTTGATCTAAGTTGGTTCGGTGAAGTTCACATCAAAACATACAGATCGGAGTTATAATAGATGCCTACTTCCACGTCCTTTTCTAATATCGTACCAGGTGCGCCAGTAGCTGCTCCAGCACTACCTGGAGTTGAAACCAAAGGAGTAAACGACTACCCAGGTGCTTTGAACGCTGGGTGGTATGACTATTTCCAGTGGGCGGTAAAAGATTTTGAAGCGTGGGAAGCACTGTTTGACGAAGCTGAAGCTCAGCGTGTTAAGGAAAATGACAGATGGTTTAAATACTATAAGTCGGTTTATGAAGACGATATGAGCTGGTGGAAGAAAATAATTCTATTCGCTTTAAATGGTGTGCAATTATGGGCTTTATGGAAACAATTTGAGCAACAGAAAGATCTTGCTGATAAAACTTACGACTTAGCCAATCGCGTGCAAGTGATTGCGGAAGAACTATTTGCTTTTTATAAAGGTACGTATTTACCACAAGAGTCAGCCCTAGGTGGTCAGATAAGCAGTTATTTTGGTGGAGCGCAGTGCGTAAACTATGAAGTATCTGGTAAGCGATTTGAAGACAATATGCGCACAGCGTTTCGCGTAGCGAGAAATTCTCTTACGAGATGTACCAGTTCTAACTGCGCACCATTTACAGATAACGACGCGTTATCTTGGGCGGTTGAGCAGTCACAGGCGTTGGGTAATGCAAGAAACACTGCATATCGACACGAGGAAACACTTAAAGATTATAAAGACGGTAAGTGGTTAGACCTAAGACTTAAGTTTATCCAAGTTGGTAGAAAGGTATCTGACGACGGACAAGCAGGTATTATGGCTGCGTTTAGTACGTTTAGTAGTTTCGGGGCAGACCCAGGCGCAGCATTAAGTCAACTTCTCGGTACACTGTCTAATACAGTAGGACAAATGATTTCTTCACCGACAGCACCTAACGGACAAATACCAGACTACAATAAGAGTAACTGGTTGTATCAACCTTACGTCGCTAACGTTATGCAGTCTGGTGATATTCATCGTGCTAAAACACAAAAAATTACTTACACGGGGTAACAAATGGCAACAAGTGTAGTAGTAACGAATTACAAAGAACTCGCCCACGAACACGTAGATTATGAGCTTAAGAAAAAACAAGAGAACTACAAGAAGTGGGGGGAAAAGTTTAAGAGTGCGGAATCCGCGCGCAGGGCGCAGGAAGACCAATGGCGAGAGTTTTATAAACAAGTCTACGAGGAAGAAAACTCGTGGTGGAAAAACTTAATTTTATTCGCACTTAACGGTATTCAACTGTGGGCGTTGGCTGAGCAGTACAAGCAACAAAAAGAAATTGCGGATAGAACATACGATATTGCGAATCGACAACAAGCGATTGCAGAGGAGATGTATAACGTCTACAAGTCTGTATATCAACCGCAAGAAAGTGCGACCGCAGGTCAGCTTAGTAGCTACTTTGGTAACCCGTATCGCCAGCAGTATAGTACGTCAGCAGGTCGTTTTGCTGTAAATGCAAGAGCGAAAGTTACAGGTAAGCGTAGGGAAGTTCTTATGTGTGCCAGTCAATACTGCACAGGTGCAGTAAAAACTTCCTTACGAGATATTGCCGCGTATGAAGCAAATATCGTAGGTAATGCGATGAACAGTGCGATCAAATATGAGAACCTACGTGAACAAAGAATGGAAGATAGATGGTTGCAAGCTAGACTAGCCTTTATTCAAACAGGTCGCGGTCTGTCCGGCCAAACAATTACCGGTATTGGAAATGCAGCGAGAGCATTTAGTAGTTTCGGGGCAGACCCAGGTGCAGCCCTTAATCAACTATTAGGGGTTGCGTCGTACACCATAGGTGGTTTAATATCGTCCCCAAGTAGCAGAACAAGAGCAGCACCAATCGTGGAAGCAAAACCAGCGTATTCGCGTGGAGCGTCAACAACTCCGCGTACAGTTTCATCAGTCGTAAAAGGATAATTAAATGTTTATTGTATCTCCAACCAGAGGTGGTTATCGCGGTGACGTGGTAAATAGCGGATTTCGTCAAGGCCGTCAAGATGCTTACCGTGATTATATTGACAACTACAACTTCGCATTGAAGGCAGATGCTGCGACAAATGCGGAGAACCAAATGCAAGTACAACGCGCAGCTAACAACTATGCGTTGCAAAATCAAATGCGCCAAGGCGCACGAAATGAAATGTATAATTTCATCACAGACAGTGGCAAGATCGACGATGCTATCACCGCGACTGATATTAATTTTGTGAAAAATGCTGACTTACGTAACCCAGAGACAATCCAGCAATTAGGTGAGTCACAGGCTACACAAGTTAGAGCAACGCAGAACGCTAATGAAAATACGGCAGCATATAAAGCGAATAAAGCTCAATCTTACGTTGAGCAACAACCGCTAGAAGCGAAAGAGCGAGAAACTAAATTAGAGTCTGGCATTACGACTAACCAGTTTAGTAAACAAAAAGGTTCTCTAGGAATGGAGTCTACTGACTGGTTGTCTATATACGGTGGTGAAAAAGGGTATGAGCCATACATCGATAAACTCGTAGATGCGAGAACAACTGAACTAGTTGAAGAAGCTAGACAGCGTGGCGAAGTACTAGACCCAGTTGAGGTCAAACAACAACTTGCGTCAGACCCAGACTTTATCAAACAAGGTTACGCTGAATACCAACAAGTGTTGTCACAAGCACAAAACCAACATAACTTGAGCGGTGGATATTACACCGACCAAAATGGTAACCCAGTAAATCCACGCTACGGTTCAAGAAGTAAGTATTCGGCCGGTACTGGATCAACTACTAAGGCAAGTAACCCACAGGTTAAGTCCTACAAGATGGGTGAAAGTTTTGAAGCGTTTAAGAACGCTACTCCACACGAATATATATCAGCTAACGCAATTCGCAGTGGTAACACAATTTATCTAGCAAATGGTCAAATGATTACTTTCCCTGCTGGTACAGATATGGATGAAGTAGTGAAACAATACGCGGATTATGATATGATTAGCAATCAAGAAAAAGTTAATCAAAAGTAAGGTGAGTAATTAACGATGGCTAAAGAATTAGAAAGTTACTTGGATAATAAAAACGTCCAAGCGTTTTTGGCTCTAATCCGTGATACAGAGGGTACAGCGAAAGGCGCTGACCCTTATCGCGTATATGGCGGTAGTGCGAAGAACCAGATCAAAGACCTTTCAAAACCAGACTTTAAACGCTGGGGTTTCACACAGACTGACGGTAAGAAAAACACGTCGTCAGCAAGTGGTGCGTATCAGTTCTTAGAACGCACGTGGAACGGTCTAGCTAAACAACACGGGTTAACAGACTTCTCACCACGTTCACAAGACTTAGGTGCGATTGCATTACTTAAACAATCTGGTGCATTGGACGCGATTTTAAAAGGTGATTTCGATACCGCAGTTAAGAAAGCTAACCGTACGTGGGCAAGTCTTCCTGGTTCACCTTACGCGCAGCATACTCGCAGTAATGACTACGTAGCTCAATCTTTAGCGAAACATCTTGGTGAAGACGTAGATCTGACCAAATACAAGATGCCGGTGGGTAGTGAAAGCCCAAAGCAGCAAGCACCGACGCAAGTGAACAAGTCGACTTCGCAAGCAACTCCGGTGCAGACACAGACAGCATCGACTTCACCAGTGACAAATCAAAAGGTAACGACAACAAGCGTAATACTGACAGTGGTATCACAGATCTTGCGTTTGTTCCGCAAGCGGTAGCACAGTTAAACGACGGTACGCAAATTGTACCGGAGAACCAAGCAGAAAGTGCGTTCTTACAACACGTAGCGAATAACCCAACACGGACAGACGAAGAAAAAGAACGTATCGCGAAGATGGGAATGTTCTTAGGCCCTGATAAGTTTGACGTTGATTTCACTGCACAAAAACGCGCTCAACTCCCTACTGAGTTGGACGAACCTTTAAGACGAATGATTAGAGAAGTATAGTTATGGGAAAATACGACACGATCCTATTCGGTGAGAGTGGAATGGAAAAACCACAATTCAAATCGAAATACGACGACATCTTATTCGGAGCCACACAACAGCCAGCAGCAGAACCTGCTGGCGAAGTCGTATCTGAAACACAGGAAAATACAGAAGATCCGTTAGCTGGTTTACCACAACAAGAAGCGAGTAAAGACTACAAGTCTTACTTAAGCGGCTACGGTGTGTCTGCTGATTACGGTAACAACATTACTTACAGCGATCTTAATAAACGAATGGAAGCTGACAAGGTAGATACCAATGTTCGCAGAGAAATCCAACAAGAGTGGTTCAAAGGCTACCAAAAATACATTGACCGCTTACCGGAAGGTGACGAGAAGAAAGCACATCAAGAACATCTCAAAGAGTTGTCCGAACTTCCTACCACGTATTTAGAAAATACGCCATATAATGCGTTAGCGGAAGGTGCTAAACGCGGTATTGTTGGAACAGAAGCCGTGGCGGAAGGGGCTAAAAATCTAGCACTTAGTTACGTTGACGTGATTAATGCTTCAGATAAAGACCTACTTGCGAAAGAAAACCCTGACTTACTCGCTCGCGTAGAGAAAGCAGGTGGGATTGACTATATTCAAAAAATTGGTAATGCGGTTAGAGACCAAGATATTGACCTATCTGGTGTTGGTTCTACGGCCTTATTTGGAGCAACCGAAGAAGAACGTAAGTTAGGTACAGAATTAATCGACGCGCTATCAAAAGCTAGAGCAAACGATGTAATATCTCGTACTGACGCAGAAGGCGAAGAAGTCGTAATGGACGATGGCAGAGTTGTTAAGATGTCTAACTTACAAGCTGCGGATTATTACAACAAAGCACCTTCTCGTATAGCAGGTGAGAAAGAAGCGGCAAAAGAGTTTAATGAAGACGTAATCAAGTCGCTTTCAACAGCGAATGGATGGAAACATTTACTAAACGCAGGAGCAAGATCGTCTGCGCAAAATGTACCTACGTTACTCGCTGGTACAGCAGTTTCATTTTTAGCTCCACCGGTGGGTATCGCCATTATGCAAACAGGCAATATCACTGATCAACAACTTCAAGGTATTCAAGAGTTAGCAGATAAAGAATACAAAAAACGACACGGTGAAGACGCGGAAGTTACATCTTTATCATCAGCAGAATATCTTAACTTTTTAAGTGAACTGGCAAAAGAAGGTAAAGTTTCAGAGCAAGCCGCGGATAGTTTCAAAACAGGTTTCGCTATGACTATGGCCGAACAGGTTACTGGTGGAGTAGTTGGTAAATTAGGATCTGCGCTATCCGGAATGACCGCCAAAACTTTGGCTGGTAGACTTGCGTCTACGGCAGGTGCGGTGGGTATCCATTTTACCGATGAAGGGTGGCAAGAAGTCGCGTCGCAAGTGGTAGAAAACGTAAGTAATGGTAAACCTTGGAATGAAGGTTTAGCTCAAGCGTTCGTACAAGGTACGTTCTCTATCGAAGGAGCGTTACAACAAGGCGCGAAAGGTATTGGTAAGTTAAAAGAACTTAAAGGTAAAAAGAAAGAAGCTGTTGAAAAATCAACTGAACAAAATCTCGCAGAAACAGCAGAGCAAGTAGCTGAATCGAAAGCGGAAGAACAAACAGAACCGCAAGCTGAACAACCTGAAGTGCAATCAGAACCAACGACTGACGATATTAATACTCAGCTTGAAGAAGCACGTGAGCAACAAGAACCTGAGTTTGATCCATTACACACTCGCGAGTCGTTAATGGCTGAGTACGATGCGATCACACGTGCCATAGGTAACGGTGAACCAACGCCTGAACAATCTCAACGTTTAGCCGACATTGAGAGTGAGTTCACAACACAGACTAAGAATGACAAAGGTCAGACTGTAACCCGTAACGAGTTTGCTAAGGCTTACCGTGAATGGCAGACTGGCACTGGTGAGTTTGCAACAACACAGGACACGGTAAATGAAAGTAGAACTGATAATCGAGATGGCTCGCAAGATGTTAACGGGCCGTCTGTCGAACAAGGAGCTGTTGTCTCTGACACCAGCACAACGGAACACAGTGGTCAAGTTAGTGAACCAGTTTCGCCAGTTGAAACCGAAACCACTACCACAGGATATAGTGAGTCCAACACGGGGATTACTACGGATCCTATTGAACAACCGAACAATAACACGCCAGAAAGCGATCCAGTTGGGCTTGACGGACGCACCGGAGAAACAGTCAGTGGACAACGAGAACAGAGAGAACTGGGGCAAGAAGGAAGCCAACAAGGTAATCAACCTTCGCAAGAGACAGTCTCTAGAAGCACAGACAGCGGAGTACGCGAACGCGCGCAAAGCGATAGCGTGGGAGAAACACTAAACGAGATCGAAGGTAAGCAATATCGCAGAACGCCTATAACTAAACCGACTGAATCCACAGTTAAAGCGAAGGTGTTTCGCGGCGGCAACGTTGATGGACGAGGCGTAGTGTGGAACTCTACCAACGAGGCGGTTGCACACCTATATAAAGCCAAGAAAGGTGACGCGGTATCTGAAGCCGACGTGGAGTTAAAAACCCCACGTGTAGTTGATGCTAAAGGTGGACTTTATTCGCAAGTTAAGTTTGATCAAGCGCATCCTAAAAATGCCGTCGCTAAGAAATACCCGGCCTTATACAACGAAGTAGCTAAAATGATGTATGGCGACGTAAAAGGTATGCCTAATCTGTTTAAGGCTTCTGACCGTTTAGTGTTTGATACACTGGTAAATAACGCACTGGTAAACGCAGGTGTTATTAAAGGTAAAATACACGACGGTGTAGTTATGGAAAACGTTATCGATCCTAGCGGAAAAAGCGGAGAATTTAAGACAGCTAAGAATGAGCAACTATTAGGTGATAACATAGTTACATTTAATCAAAAAGAATTTCTCGCTAAAACTAAAGATATTTTAGCACCGCAAAAACCTTCAGTCGCAGATAGTAAGGTAGAGAAAGAAAACGCCAAACGTCGTGCGATTGAAAGTGCGGTAGCCAGTGAGAAAGAACGTATCGCACCAGAATCACGTTTTACCAAGGAGTTCAAAGGTAATGACCTTCGCACTAACCAACGTATTGCTCACGAATTACTGAAAGGTGCAGACGAAAAAACAGCGGAAGAAATCCGCGACGCGTTTTTCAAGAACTCACCTACTGCGTCAACTGCGTCGTTTGAAGCAGCTAAACGTGGTTATTTACGTCCTAACGCTCGTAACCCTAAACACCAAGCGTTCGCAGGTAGCCGAGTTGACTTAGTTGGTTTTGACTTCAATGACAACCCAGTCTATAAAGACCAAGAGGTTGTATACAACGACATTAAGAAATCAACTGCGATTGAAGATAAAGTAACAGAGCTTCTCGCTAATCCAGACTTGGTTGAAGATATTACTGCGTTCCATAAGAAAGCAGTGGACGACGCGTTCAATGTTAAATACCTTGAAGGTAAACGTGAGCGTGTACTAACTGAAGCATTACCACATCTTAAAGACGCAGAAGGTAAACCGATTACTGATTCTTCCAAAGTAACTGACGGTGACTTAGTAGCTCTCGCTATCGACGAAGAAGCGAAGAAAGGCATCGACGTTAAGTCTTTATTAGGTCGTTTCTTGAAACGTCTAAATGCTTTACTGTCTGCGGTTGTTGCGGTAGTAGGCGTAAGTGCGATGACTATTCCACAGGACGCTCACGCACAAACAGGATTCTCCACTTACGAAAGTGGCCCACAAATCGCAGGTGTTTCACAAGAAGCAAGCAATACGATCAACTGGGTTAAAGCAACGCACGATAACAACGGCAAAGTGTTTGTTGTCGCAGACAAAAACGAAGGTAAGATCCACGTAGTCGATAGCAACGGTAAAGTTCTCGATACACAAAATGCGATCTTTGGGCGTAACAAGTCTAACGATAACGTCGCTAACTCTACGCCAAGTGGACGCTTTAAACTTCAGAAAGCATTAACTACGAAAGCTGCTGATAAGAAAATATTTGGCTCTGACGTGCTAACATTGACCGATACAGTTACAGGTAAGGATATTACTAAAGCTGACGGTGGCGTTATCGCTATGCATCGTCTATGGAATAAACCTGAACGCGTTAAAGCGATCAATTCTGCGACAGCAAGCGACAACTATATGTCTGCTGGCTGCATTAATGTACCGACTGCGTTTTATAACTCTGCGGTGGATAACCTCGACGGAGCGATGGTGTATATCTTAGATAACAAAGACGCACCAAAAACCGGTAACGCTACGCAAAAAGTAACGAAGTCTAGTACACAAACTAAATCAGAATCCACCAAAACTACACCTACTAAACAAGGTAAATTCGGTGTTTCTAAAGTTAAGTTCAGTACTGCGGATTTTTCTAAGTTAGACACCAGCTTAACGAAGGAAAAAGTTAAACGTACGTTAGACAGAGTGCTTGGTCAACACGCTAAGAATGTAACTATTATTTCTCGCGCGGACTTTAACTCTACACAAGCGTCGCACTACATTTTCAAAAATGGTATCGAAGGTTTTTATGACGACGCTACCGGACACGTGTATATTGTCGCAGACGGTATTCACGCGCAAAATGGACTAAGTGCAGAAGATCGTGTAGGCTTCGTTGCTTGGCACGAAATGACACACTTAGGGTTAGATACTAAATACGGTACTGACTTACGTGCTATTTTACAGACAGCGGCGTCAAACGACACAATCGCAAAACTTGCGGAGAAAATCCAACTCGAACGTGCGAGCCGTGGCGAAGCAGTATCTGTAAATGAAGATATGGCGGTTGAAGAAGCCTTAGCTGAACTTAACGCAGCACTTAAAACGGACAACGTGAAAGCGTTAGAAGACCGTTACGGGGTAACTATACCAGAAGGTTTACGTAGCCAAACAGAGAAAGCCACCGACAACTTATTCACACGTATCCGCAACGTAATTCGTAAAGTGTTAGGTAAACCTGTGATGACTAACCAACAGGTGAAAGACTTATTCGCTGGCTTAGACGAAGCTATCGCTAAACACGCTGCACCTGAGTCTGTTGCAGTCACTGCTCGCTTAAACGAAATTGCACACAACGTAGAAGAAGGCGTTAACTTAGACGTTGACTACTCGTTGCGATCTGCGATTGATACAATCAAGGACGCTATTAACCCTCACTTGGAAACGTTAGCGGATAAATTATCCGGCAATAAACACGCAAGTAAGATTGCTGATCCTGCTGGTTTCAACCCTAACTCGATTGATACCACGGTAACACAGAAACAAAAAGTTAAAGGTGACCTTTCACCACGTGAGCGTTTATTTGAAGCACTTGCAGACTCGCAATACTCAGCGATCAAATTCATTGGTGGTTATAGCACAGAGCTTGCGCATAAGATCAAAACAACGGTTAATGCCGTAGCGCACCAACAAAAACAGTTCCAGAAGAAAGTCTTTGCCTTCAGCGACAAAATGCGTGAAGCAGCTAAAAGCAGACCTGACTTATACACTCGCAAAAACCGTCAAGCGATTGACACTGACGTAATGGTTGTAACTACTGCGTTGTCTGCGATTACTAAGTCAACTACTGCTCTTTCCTCAAACGAAGCAATCCGCGAGAAATACCAACGTATGCTAGACGGTTTCGACTACACCGATCAACAAGGTAACGTGAAACACAAAAACGGTTTACGTGAAGAACTTGCAGCGTACGGTTACGATCCTGTTAATCAACAGGCCAACATCTATACTCCGTATCAGATGAAGAAACTTAATCAAATGTATGCGAAGGTCAAAGAGTACGAAGAAATCTTAGCAACGTTTGATAAGAATAAAAACGTTCTGCTTAATGAAGAAGGTCTTTCTCGCGAAGACGCATTAAAACAACGTAAGAACTGGCGTGGCCACAACGGTATGACTAACGCTGACGCATACAACGCAATCACAAAAGCGGTAGAGCAAGGCAAGTTAGACGTAACCTACGACGGTAAACCTTGGTTGGATTACATTAAAGACGTTGGCTTTACTAAAGATAAAGGCTTCGCAGATACAAACAAGAACTATGAACTACGCTACGACAAATTAAAAGTAGACGGGTTCTTAGCTCCATTAGTAGACACTTACGTAGATACAGCGAAAGAGTTTTACAAATACCAATATGATAATCTTGGTTCTGACATTACGGGTCAAATCAATGAAAACCCATTCTTTACTCCAACTATGGGTAAAGCGTCAGAGATTAAGACTAAATCAAATATGGTAGGCGATACGTTCTATATAGACGAAAGTCGTAATATTGAAGACCGTATTAACGACGCTATGGCTGCGGAATGGCAAGGTCAACAAATGGGTCGTGCTTGGACTGGTTCTGGTACATTAAATAACTTGAACGCACTTGCTGCACTCTCTGCTAAGCGTGTAGGTCAAAACGAAGTAGGTAAAGCGATCTACGACGGTGGTATGAACGATAAGTTCAAGATTCGCGTAGTAACGACAACCGATCCTAACTTTGGTGAAGCAAAAGGTTACTTAATCACTCGCACCAACAAAAACGGTGACAAGCAGTTCGTTAAAGTGTCGCTAGATAACGATAGAGCAAACGAAGCCTTGTTTATGGATAACGTGGTAACACCTAATAACGCACTCCTTGACTTGGCCCGTGCTATGCGAAGCGTTCAGTCTATTATGATTACGATGATGCCTGCGTTCTCTGTATACAATGCTTGGCGTGGGTTCGGTGAAAAACGCTCTCAAATTAAAGCGTTCGCCTTGAACGATAAAGTGGGCTATTTCTTTAGTGATCTAAAAGACCAAAGTGACGGTTTACGTTTACAGTTTGCAGCAGACTTATTTAAGCGTAGTTATGCGAACGTATTTAGCGGCATTATGCAACGTGGTTATCTACGTGCTGCTGTGGCACTTGCTTTAGAAGAAGGTGATAAAGCTACTACTTCTTCTGCGTTTAGAAACTTCTTGTTGAAAGATCCTAAAGTACAAGCGTCGTATGCGAACTTGAAAGAGATTGCGAAAAGTGGTGGATTATCTTCCCGTGCTGACTCGTTCCAGTTCAGCCAAGAAGAACTACAACGTGCGTATGAAAAAGACGGTCTAACCGGTGCATTCTCGCGTAAACTCGCACACGCACAAACAAGAATGTTGACCTTTACAACGGCTATGGAAATGGTGTCTACATTGGCCACCGTAGATACGTTGCAAGATATGGGGTTAAGTAAAGAGAAAGCGATTGAAGCTAACTTGTGGTTTATGAACTTCAACGACAAAGGTGCGTCAGCATTATCAAGTATCTTACGAAGTGTAGTACCTTTCGCTAACGCAACCGTACAAGGCGCGCGCTCAACAACTCGCGGTCTAAATACCAAAGCAGGTTGGGTAAACTTCTTCCGTCAAGCGTTATTTAGAGTGGCGTGGATGGGCGTAGGTGCTATGGCAATGGAAATGTTCCCTTGCGAAGACGAAGGCGATAAAGAGACGCTGCGTGATTACAGTCCTGGTGAACTTATGCGTTCCACTCCGTTTAAGATCGGTTGTTGGGGTACAGTACGTCTCCCTATCGCATACGGTTCAGATATGATTGCTTCAGCACTTGGTACAGCAGCGTATCAAGTAGCGGTTGGTAACTGGCAACCTAAAGCTGGGTTTTCTCACGTTAAACACGCAATCGCTGAGAACGTCAACGTCGCACCGACACCACCAGGCGACGCGAACTTGTTAGAGCTATTAACTGCACCAATTACTCCGTCGTATTTGAAAACAGTACACCACGTAATGCAGGACAAAGACGACTTTGGTAACAAACTTTCTCGCCAAGGTACGGACAACCTTAAAGAGAAATGGGCAGCAGGTAAGAAAACAACGGCTGATTTCTGGACGTTAGTAGCACAAGGCTACGATAAAGCTGGGTTAAACTTAACGCCAGAACAAGCGAGATATACCTTCGCAAGTTTCGTACCGGGTGTTGTAGATCTAATTGATGCGATTGATAAACCGCTTCAAGGAAAAGAAAAAGATAACGCAGTTATCGTACGTACAGAGAAAATTGCACGTGCGTTAACAGGGTGGAAAACAGTACACAAAGCACAACAAACTCCAAGCCAACGTACCTTCGTACAGGTAAACAATAACCTGGCCAACTATAAGAAAATCAATGACGAGATCTTAGTTGCAGCAGAACAGAAGGAACTCAAGTTTGGCGCAGAAAGTGCGAATACTCAATCTTGGTTAAAACGTAAGATTGAAGACGGTACGTTCGACAAGGCTGACGAAGCTAAGATTAAGGTAATCCTTGACTACCATAAACGTCAAAAACGAATTTCAAGTTCTTCGCTAAGTGCGGACAAAAAGAATGAGAAATACTATGAAAGCAACAGACGCTATCTCCAAGAGATGCACGAACTAGAGGATCGCTAATGATACTAAGAGCGAATAATTTTACGAAGCAAATTTGTCTGCGGATTAGACGTAACGAGTTCGCAGACTGTTGCAAAGAGGTAGAGTTGCAGATTCTACCGCTACAATGCGAAGAACCGCCACAGAGAGTGTACTGCTACACCCCTTGTGGTGGGCTTGAAACCATTGAAATAAAACGTGAACAACCACTAACTTTAGTGTATGATATGTTCAACTACGATGACGATGGGAAACTCTGCTTTTTATTAGATAAAGAGTTCACTAAGTTAGACTGCGGTCGATACGTTGCGAAAGTTATCGCCTGTGGTTGCGAGGTGTACGAGTTCCAAATTGACAAGCGCGAAAGCGTGAAAGTATCTGGAGTCGTAGCTGATAACCGAAATAATTGCTGTGAGGGTAAATATGGTTGCTAAAACAATGCCTGGCTTCTCTACAAGCCTTACGGCAATTTTAGAAGCAGACGACACAAGTATTCCACTAAAAGACCCGCGCGAAGCGTTAAATCGCCTAGCACAGAATGAATGGACGACGTTGTTGATCCAAGACACTGTTGGGTACGAAGTTGTCAAGCTAATTAATCATCAAGGTGAACTTGCTATCGAGCGTGGTCTAAGCGGTACTGTCGCTCGTCGTTTCCCTAAAGGGGCGTGTGTGAGTTTTGTTCCTAGCGATGAATTAATCAAAGCTATGGTATGCGATACAGATTGTTGCGAGAATGGTGTTGATGGTACGTATGGTACTGCCGCTCCTGCTCCAGTTAGTCTTGACGTAGAGCAATTACCTACAACTATTACTGGCGGGTTAAACTCGCTTTTAGGTGAACCCGTTGGGTTTATGTTAGTTAATGGCAAAAAAGTGCCTTACTATGACTAGAGGTTGAAATGCAATTTTTCAAATTTAAAGACTATGTTAAGTCTTGGAGTACGTGGGTGTTAGGTGCAGTGACTGTTGTCCCTGTATTAGACGCAAACGTACAGGCGGTTGCAGATTTCCTTCCGGAAAACTGGAAACCATACTTCGTAACTGCGCTGGGCGTTATTGGTCTTATCGCGCGTTCAATCAAACAAAAGGGGTAAAAATATGGCTTGTGGCGGTTGCGGAAGCGTTCGCGGTATGACTAAACCGGAAGTTTCCAACTACATTCAAGAATTGATCGATCAGCATAAACTCCAAGCTGGTATTAATGATTGTGAAAACAATCATCTACCGAGAGATGCGAAGGTTGTTTTATGTGACAAGTTAGCAGACTTAATCTGCGACTTAATTAAAACAGAGAAAGTGTGTTTCCCTACGGTCGAGAGCTTAGCCTATAACGCAGACACTGAAACATTAACGCTTACGTTTGGTGGTCAAGACTATACTACTCACATCCGAGTGAAAGGTAGTAACGTTACTGGTGACGGTAAAGCTGGTGTTTACACTATTTACCAAGATGGTAAAGAAGTCGTTAAGATCGATACCGGTGTTCAAGACGTTAAGATTGAAAACGGTAAACTCAAAGTGAGTAAGTCTGGTGGTGTAGAAAAAGAGTTTGACATCCCTGTTACTCCAGCTCCTAAGTTCGGTCGCGGGATTACCAAAAATAATGAGAAATACGAAGTTGATTTAACTGATTACGTCGATAACAAAACTGTACATTTAAAAGATGGCAAGTTAGAAGTTATCAAAGAAAAATGTGCAGTGGCAACAAACCTCAGTGCATTAGAAGCGAGCGATGGCACGCTTAAACAGTTAGGCAACACTTGTTTCACCGGTTTATACAGTGCAACATCAGATCATGCTACACTTGGCGTACCAGTCGCATTGGATAAAACAGACGTTGAGACTTCTAATGCAGTAAATGCTAAATCAGACGCGACGGAAGGTATCGAGCTAGACTTTAACGGTTGGCAGATCGCTACTGACTCCGAAGTTACACAGTATATTTACACCGGTGTCGTTGACGGAAAACAATCTGGATGGGTGCGTTCTAACGACAGCGGTATGAACGCAGATGGTACACTTAAAAACCCTAACGATTGGGGAAAATGGGTGTATGAGTTAAATCTCCCAGAACAACCAGTTCAGAGTGGTTTAGATTGCGATGCAATTGATGCGCTTCCACAAGTAGGTTGGAAAAAAGGCACTGTTGTGTTAGCAAAACAAGACGGGCGTTGCGTACGTTTAGCAGCGTTAGACTCTATCTTCCAAGAAATTGGTGTTGGCATTAATGCTGATAAAACTAACACTTTCACAGGTGAAGATTACAACGTGGTTGTAACTGTAACCAACACAGGCGAAGGTAAGAATGATTTAACAAACTTAAATATCGTAGGTCCAGCAAATATTGAAGATTACGAGCTTAAGAACGTTACATTCTCTCAAACTGAGGCGGCTACGGTTGAGAAAGTTAATGATTTAACTTACAACATTAAAGGTCTTAAACGTGGCGGGGTGGTAAATGTACGCTTCACTGTAACACCTAAGAAACAAGGTAACTTCCAGTTTACAGCGTCTGTGAACCCTAATACTGCGTTTGATAAAGACTTAGGTAACAATAATGCCACTATTATTTTAAGTGCAATTAGCAAAGTTACAGCGGTTACGAGTGAAGACTGTCCTGCAATTACTTTGACAGATTTAGGCACAAACACAGTGCTAGCACAACAACCTAACACTTATCTGAATGGTAAAGGTAACGCTCGCAACGTAGTACCACTATCAGTAGATAGAGGAGACTTACAGCACGGCGCAAATATATTTAAAAACTTGCGTACGTTAAAAGGTTTGCGCTTAAAATTCGATGGTGATGTCACAATTTTGGCAGCGGGCGCAGTGATGGACGACCTGAATAAGTTCGATATGGGTGTTGGTGTTGGTGATGTCGTTAATACGTATGAACCATTACGTGTGCGCCTACTAAGTACACAGAGTATTTACTCTACAATCCTAGACCCAGCTACGCAGTTCACGTTCGACTCTGACAATCGGCTAGGTAAGGTTTTATCGCTTCCACTAGACAGTAATAATGTCTTAACCGTAACAGAAGACGTTAAGTCACTTGTTATTGCTGCTCGCCCACGTGGTAAAAACTGCTTCTGGCAGACTTGGTATTTAGCTGCAACAACACCTACGAAATACAAAGGCCCTACTGTAACAAATGTTACAGACGCTGTTATGACAAACGCGATTACATCTACTGAAAGTAGTAAGCGTATTGACGATATGTTAGCGTCAGTTAATATTATTCCTAGCGGTACAGATAAGCTATCTGTGTCTAAATCAACGTGGAATAAGAAAGTAGTCTTAACAACTACGGCTGGAATCCCTGCGTCTGCGGATATTAGTTGGGGAGATTTACCACCTGCGCTGTCTAGTGGGTTAGTTACCATAACTAGCAATAAAATTATGGTTGACGCTAGAGCTAAAGCTACGGACAGTATTCGCTCTCAATACTTAGACGTAATCATTAATGACTAATTAACGCGTCGCCACTTCGGTGGCGACAATCCAACAATAGGAGAAAGTAGATGGCTAAAATCAGAGTAGTTACCGAGCGTGATGTCGGTAAAGGTTTAGAAATCGCAGATCAAAAATTAAATGTGGTTGTTGACGGCGTAACCATTAAAATCGTAGATAACAAACTGGTTGCTCAAATTCCTGAGGCTGGGGTTGACTTACGTGTTACTGCGATCAAAGGTGATAAAGCAACGGGTAAATTAAAAATTACTGTGGATGACGGCGCTGGTGGTAACGAAAAAACTGTTGAAACTACACTCGCTGAATTATTAGTTGTTTCTGCTGAAGCAGACAACATCGCAGAAGTGAAAGACGACGGTATCTACGTTGGCAAAGCGAAAGTGCTTGAAATTATAAAAGATCCAGAAACTGTTAAGGCTCTTGCTGAGTTACTCAAAGGTGACGAGTTACAAAGTCTAGGCGGTACGTCGCTTGGCTACGTAATGCGAGGTGCTGGTACTCCATCAGACGCATAATTAAACTAGGGGCTTACTCCCCCATTTGAAGTTTATATGGCAGTGAAAAATATTATAGGTTAAATTGAATTTTTGGAGATTAAATTATGCTTAAGATTGTAATTACAAAAGACGACTTAGACGAAAAAACGATCAAAGTCAAAGACAAGAAATTGACAGTGCCTGGTGCGGAGATTGAAGTTTTAGATAACTACGATCTGCAAGACACTGACACACACTACGTGGAGAAAAAGGATAAGTACCTTAAACACGTAGAAACTGGTGCAGTGTGGCCAGCGTCTATTGCTACGCTTAAAGAACGTGCAGCCCCTCGCAACGAGGAGCTAACCGCAGACTCAGTGGCTACATTCGGTATGCCTGACGGTGAAATCGCTGTTATTAGCGTTTCTCCACGTAGTGCGATCTCTGGTCAATATCACCTAACAGTGAAAAAAGAAATTGGTGACATCGTTAGTGGTACGGGTATCTTCGCTCAATATGCGAACGCTAAAGAAGCTAATGCTGCACTGGCGAATGAGAAAATCACGTTTACCACTAACGAGTATTATGCTAACAATGTTGAGGGTAAACCTAAAATCTTAGCCACAACGTTTGAGCTACCGTACCCTGAACTTCCGTACAATGAGGGTAAAGCAGACGCAAAACTCGTTACTCAAAGTTTTGACGGGTCTGCCAGATTGATGTTCGCTGATCCGGTAATGTCGTCCAAACAAAGCGGAATCGAAAAAACGTATCACTATAAGTTTGTGAGTGTAACTGGTCAAGAATATGAAGGTACATTCAAGTCCACTGCGTCAAGTGTTCGTGTAAAAGACTGTGAGCCGTCACTAGAATGGTATCAAATCGCGAGAGCGACATACTCAGTTGAGCCATTCCGCGTCGACTATTTCTTCGGTAATGAAGAAGTTGCACCGGATGCGGTAACGATTGAAAACTTAATAGACCACCTATAAAAATCGAGTGCTAAGTCTGCGATATGGCTTAGCACATTATCCCTAAAGGAGAAAATTATGGACGCAAAATTTGACGCGTATGAAGGTTTTGACCCAACGCAAACGGAAGGTGGCGGTTGTTCGTGTGAAGGCGGTGTTTATTGGGATATGGTTACACAAACTTGGAAACAAGGAAAAGTAGCTACACCTAAAACTGGTGCTGACTGTTCGCAAGTTGAAGCGGCATTGAAACAAGCTCAAGCTGACAAAGCGAAGGCTGACGAGAAAGCAGCTAAAGCTGAACAGGCCAAAGAAGCGGCTGAAACAGAAGCTGAAACGGCACGTTTACTAGCCGCTAACGCTAATGTAGCAAAAGACCAAGCTGAGCGTGACAAGGAAGCCGCACAGGAGTCTGAAGCTACTGCAATCGCTAAAGCTGAAAAAGCGAAAGAAGACTTAAACGTTGCTCTCGCTGAACTTGTTACAAAACAAAACGAGTTGACTGCTAAAGATACTGAAATCGCTGAACTCAAACGTAAACTTGAAGAATGTCAGAAAGACAAATGCCCAGAAGTTGACGTAGTTTCGCTTGGTGATGAGACGGTGTTTAGTGGTAACTCGTGCGATGAAGTTGTTGGGTTAGGCGCACCACGTCGAGCTGAACCGGATGACCACTTATAGTTAGGGGTGTCCTATGACTTGTAACACTCTGTACTTAATCTTTGGGCGCGATACGCGCCCTACGCAAGTAATCAACGTTGTGGTGAGTCTATTCTGGGCCGTCGCTCTCGCATTACACTCTTATGGGTATATGCAGGTCGAACTGCCACAACAAGTCGAGTCATATAGCGTTGCGCTGTTACGGATCGTAGCAGCCGCTGTGATCTTTGGTGTAATTGGTCTAGTTACCCGTGGTAGATCGCATCAATTATTTAAATCGTTTGGTTTGGTTTTAGGTGCGTTAACACAGGCGATTTTAGCCAACGGATATGTCTCGCAATTCCCCCCACTAGATATGCTGATGGTTATATGCGCAGGGCTAAGTATTTGGTATCTGTTAGCAGTATTCTACGTATTTAGATGTGAGGGAATAAATGAATGAATTAACACAACACATTGACATTATTATAGTTGTGATTGGTTCTTCTCTAGGCTCAATAAAAGCGAGTGTTGAGTTAGATAAGGGTAAACCACTCTTTCACCGTACACTCGACATTATCATCGGTGTATTTGCCGGTGTAGCAGCTACGTTTCATTTCGGTGCAGAGTTTAATGTCTGGCTGAACGCCCTTCTCGCAACAGTAGGTGGGGCAAGTGGAGCAATGGTGCTTGAAGTTATATTACAAATGTTACCAAGCATTGCCAAAAAAGTTTTGAAGAAGTATATCTCTAAGTTTATATAAATAAAAAACCCCAGCTTAATGGCTGGGGTTTTTCCTATTCTTTGTCTAGCTGTTTGTTGCGTTCAAATTCAATTAGCATTTCGATATAATGTTTCGCCTTTTCAAGATCTGCGATACCGTTCTTGAATGGATAACGCACAACGTATTTAATTACGTTCCCTTGCATATAACTTAGGTTATTTGCGTTAATGAACTCTACCGGTTGAATTGGGAATTGTTTATAGTGGTTACCACCGACTTGTTTGTCTAACGCTGAGTCGCCAACTGAACCAGTCACAGGGTGAATATGCCCTAGTCTTGCGACGCTTTTTACGTGTTCCATAATTACTCCTATAATTTATTGAAGAATGTTTCTAAGTATTCTGTATCTACTGCGCAAGTATGCTTCTTACCGTCAAGCAAATAGCTGCAACTTGTATAGGTAATGTCTTCTTCGCACAATGCCTTGTAGTGGTTGTATGCGAAAACAAAATCAACTGCGCTATACTGGTCTTGCTTGGGTGGTTCTAGGTCGTCAATATTAGGTACGTTCGCCAGTGCTGCTTCCCATACACCTTCATTGTCTTCCTTATATATTCTAGCTGCTTTCATCTGTTGGTATTCAAGCTTAAGTGATACTTGATCAACTAGCTTAATGAGTGCTTCTGCGCCGAGATTGTATTCGTGCTTAATGTTTAAATGCCACAGGATAGCACGTTGCACGTTGTTTTCTAACCGACCCCAGTCACTACCTGCTACGTCCTTAACTGGTGTAGCAATATCGCCAATGTATGCTTCTTGCGCGTCGTGCATTAATCCTAGTAATGCGATATGAGGGTTTCCTGTTAAGTAGAATAAAGTATTCGCTACCCATAAGCTGTGGCTCGCTACGTCCATACCATAACCGTTAAATCGCTTGACGTGGCTAAGTAGGTCTGCAATTTCTTCTATGGTAAATTCGTAGCCTTTAATATTATTAAAATCAATTACCTTTCCGTTTGGAAGGGCTTTTAACCCACTCAACTTCATCGTTCAATACCTCAATGTTAATTTTGATCCCATTCTTTTTACAGAACGCTTTTAGTTTTTCCATTCGCGATTCAAACTGCACTGCGATTCTGTCTCGTCGATAAATCGCTCGCTTATATGCTGCCATACACGCCTTACATCTTGAGCCTGGTTTACCACCGTGGCGACGCTCGAATAAGTCTAGCGGTTTAATTTCTCCGCACTTCGAGCATTGTTTCATTTCTTCTGAACTCATCGTAGTTCTCCTGTCTCTGTATCATAAATATCAAATGTTCTTCCTGTTTGGTCAAAGGCCGTACCTTCTGTAACTACTCTCACGAATGTAGTTAGATTATGTACTTGTGAAACTACGTTGTCGTCTTTCACGTATACTCTAGTCCACACCTTCCACGCTGCCGATAACTCTGAGTGCATTGCGCCAATCGCGATAAACTGATCAGGATTAATCTCGCAGAAGTCACCGGCATAGTTAATAAGGCAAACACGTTTACCAACAGGTGATACGTCAACCACAATCCCTAAGAAATGTTCCAGTACGTCTTCTCCTAAAATCGACCGCACTTTACTCCGCACTTCCGGATCAAAGTTACTTCTTACAACTTCTTCGCCTAGCGCACATTCTTTAAATGACCCACTAAATGCGAAGTATCTGGTAATGTCGCCTACTTGGAGCTTAAACACCTTTGGTGCGTCGATTGGTGTGTAGTACCCATAGGTACATTTTCGGTCTGCTAACAAATGGCGACCGTCATAAACGATTTGTGTCATCACTCACCCCTGTGAATATATTACGGGTATCGCTACCCATTCTGTTTCTACTATAACGCCCTTCGCCGTTCTATGCTCATACATCTGTTCGATTACTTGTGAGCTACCGCTAACTACAACGCGAAGGTTCATTGTTGGAAAGGCTGAAGTTTCTTCAGCACTTTCCGGTTTCTTTTTAAATTTAGACCAGTCCTTACTCATTGCTATCCTCTACGATTTGGTCGAGAGTTGATTTAACTAGGTCGTCCGCTTTAATCACCCAGCAATAAGATCTACCAGAGTTTTGTGGTAAGCCCTGTGATAGCACTCGTCTCGCACTGGATTCAAGTAGTAAACCACGTTGGTTCAATGCTTCTCTTACAGAATTTATACCTACACCACGTTTGGCCAGGAACTCTTTTAATGCTCCAGTACGGATAAATACATTGCCTGTGTCCTGTTCATATCGCACGTTTAATGCACCTTGTGGGAATAGGCGGATCATAATTGAACCTTCTGTCGTACCTTTGTCCGTTACCACGGTGTTGCGTGTGTTCTCAGCCAAGAAGCCAGCCAAAATATCGGTAGGGCTGAACTCGTAGGTGTCTTTGTTGTTGCGATTTGATTTCACAATTTCGCATAGCTTGTCAAATATGGCTTTCATATCCCACTCAACTAAGCCCATTTTGTTGGCGAGTACACCTGCTACATAAATCACAGAGCAACCTGTTACCCAGAAACGTTCTTCTGACGTAGCTTCCAGTGTTGTGCTGAAAGTCTCGGTAGTACGGTCAATCATCTCTTGGATTTGAGTCTGCGGTATACAAACTAATTTGCGTAGCCACTCTGCACCTGCCACACCGTAGTTTTCACGAATAGGTTTCTTAATTAAAAGCTCACCTTCGTGTACGGACAACGTAGGCTTAGGTAATTTAAACTCTAGCGTACGAGAGATTTCTGCTGCAACGTCTTCCTTCGCTGTATTAATCCTGTCGATTAAAGAGAAGTTACCACTTGATAGTACCATTAACTGCCAAGACAGATTGTCTACACGCTCTCGCATATTTGAGTCCAAGCGACGTTTAGTACGACCTTGTGTTACACCAAGCAATAAGTCCGACGTAGCACGTGGATCAAGGTTGGATAACTCGTCAATCGTCACAGCGACGTTAGCCCAGCGACCGAAACGTTCTTCTATCGCATTAACCGTGTCTTTTGCGTTAAGCAATAGATCGCTAGGGTTTCCCCATACACCGTTCATCATTTCCTGTGTTGTCGTTTTACCGTAACCAGGTTTTGTCATTAGGTGTAGCCAGATACCGTTATAGTTAGTGAACCGCATAAGCGAAGAACCTAGACTGCTCAATAAACAGATCTGTTGCTCCACCGCATTAATTGCACCTAGGCGACGCATTAAGTCCTTCCACCCTTCGAGTGTTCCTGCTTGGTCAAAGTAACCGCAGTAGTTCTTAATGTTTGCGTGTGGTTGCACAGTCACTACACCGTCTGGGCGATACAGTCTACTACCTAACAAGAACTGTGGCTTATTGCCATCCCAACCGAAGTGTTGTAGCTGTCTAACTTCGTCCATCATTTCTTGCACCTCATTTTGATAAGCTCGCAAATACATAATAAGCGTAGCCATATTCTTTTCAGAGATCGAAACTCCGGCTGAACCTAGACGTTGCTTCAATCTATCCGTTGCGTACCAGTCTTTCATTGGGAAAGAAACTTCTTGATACTTACCACTTAGTCCAACTCGTAGTTGGTATTTCACCATTATGTTCTGTTCGCCATCTATTACTTCAACGAACTTCGTCATAATAGGGAACAAGTCACCTTTGAAGAAAACTTTTTCTACGTCGTTTTCCGTTACAACTAATCCTTTTGCTGTTCGTCTGTACGGGAAAGGTGGTTGCGGTGTCGTTGAATCGCTAGACGGATTATCTCCGCCATCACCGCTTCCGTTACTGCTCGATTCTGAACTTGTAGTTCCGCTAGCATTTGCGATTTCATCTCCGCGCTCTCCCTCGCTTGCGCTCTGCGCTTGCACTGGATATTCCAACGCTCCGATCTCCAAGTTGTACTGCGGTATTTCGATTTCTTCATAATGCTCCGCTAATCTAAGTGGTGTCTTAACTGTCTCGTCGTAGAGATAAGGGCACCCGTCGCATAAGTTGCCACACTCTCGGTTAAAGTAACCGCACGTTGTCGGGCCTACGTCCATACTTTCAAGACGTTGTAATTTCTCCGCAGTGCGGTCTTCGTCAAAGCGAGTGGTTTCTGGGAAACGTGCTTTACATTTCCTACGTAAAGTCTCGATATGTTTATCTGCGTTCTCACAGTATCTCATCACACCGAGTACACCACGCCATACAGGTTCCGCGACTGCTTCTTCTCCGTTTAAGACGTATTGACCTACTTGACAGCGTTTAAGGAAATACTTAACGTGTTTAGGTTTGTCGTCTTTAAACTCACTACGATCTTTCTTAACGTATTCTACAGTCTTAATTTTAACCGCTTCGATTTCTTCTTTGTGCGTCTTATAGTAAGGTTTCAAGGCGTTGGCGAAGTCGAGATAAGAGATACTATCTGCGTCACTAATAAGCTCTACCTTGTGTCCGTTCTTATGGTTTATTGTACCAATCGGACGTAGAATACGTGCTTTATCTGCGGTACACGCAGGGTCAGCGAGAAGCCCATAATGCTTAATAATTGCGTCGAATACTTTGGCTAACTTCCACCAACTCGCAGCGTCTAAGTCTGCGTTCAAAGGCCAGTATGCGTGTACACCACGTCCACTATTGACAACCATAGGGTCAGGCAAGCCTAAGTCATTAACGAACTGCCAGAGTTTCTCAATCGCAATCTCTTGTGTCGCATAACCTTCACCCTTGCTCGCTTTATCTTCGCCTACGTCTAAGTCTAACCAGAATGATCTAAAGTGCGTAGTAAAGTCAGCACTGCGAGAGAAGCCTTTATATTGTTTACCTTCGTATTCTTTATCAATGAAACTGCGTTCTCTGTCGAAACCACCCATAGCCATATAGATAGGTCTACCACTGCGAGCATTGAGTTGAATTGTTTTGGCAAGCTGTTCGATTGATCCGAATGTTTTATGTTTTGTTGTAATGGACGGTTTACCATCGTTTTTGAAGATAAGATTACCTTCTGCGTCGGTGCGTTGCACCATCGTTGCCATTACTTTTAAGCCATTACTCGGTAGAATTTTAGAAAGATGTTCGAGAGTATTCATAATGTTGCACCTATAAACAAATGTCAGATCTTACTCTGCTTGAGGTGAATGGAAAAGCCGGTAAGCAGTTGCAAATAGATGCAACACTATGAATACTAAGTAGAAAATTAGATAATTGAATTGTCATTTTTATTCACCTCGATCCTGAAAAACACGGTGGCTCTGAAACCACCGTGCAGTATTGTATAATAAGTAGATTAGATTTGTCTAGTCGTCAAAATCGTCTAATCCGTTTGCTAAGTTTTGTGCTTCAGTTGCTTCTGCTTCGCTAACTTCTTCGCCAGAAGTGTCAACGACATTTTCAACTTTTGCTTCTTCTTTTTTCACCAGAGCTTTACGTTTCGGTGCTGGTTTTTGTTTTTGTTCTTCTGCGACTGGTTCACCGACAAATACTTCCACAGGCTCTAACGCTTGTGGGAACGCGTCAGCTAAGAACTCTTTAACTTCTTCAGGTGTTGCTTCAGCAGCCCACGCTTTGAGTTCTTCGTAGTCATACTCTGTGGTATTTACTACGTCTGGGTGTTCCATACCTAATACAACCATTTTCACTTTCTTAGTTGGAGCAGGTTTTTTAGACGGAGCTTCTTTCTTAGCCGGCGGAGCTTTCTTCGCTGGAGCTTCTGCTTTAGGTGCTTCAGTTTCCACGTTTTTCACTTCAATACGCCCTGCTGAAGACGGATTGTTGAACGCTGCATTAAACGGTTCTAACATTTCTTTCACTTCGTCGCTGTCTTTAAGACGTAAGATTTCGTCACGTTGCTCAGCAGTTAACGTCCAGTAGCCACCTGCTTTGTTCGCAGCGATACCGAATTTGATTGTCGCTGTTTCCATTTTCGGTTTAGGCATACAGTGCGTCACGATAAACTGTGTTGGCACTGGCATAGGTGCGCCTGTACGTGGGTGACGTTGGTTAGTCAATGAACGCATATACCAACCGTAGCTACCATAGCGACCGTTTACTACTACGTCGTCAGATAAAGATTTGTATTTAATTTCAAGTACGAATGGATCGGAGAATGAACCGTCTTCGTTAACCAACACACCGACAATGCGACGATATACGCTACACATTACATTACCGTCAACCCAGTTTTTACTGATTTTGTTGTACGGACATTCTTTACAACTATCGCAAAGTGGGTTTTCCACTGAAGTATCTGGGTGCTGACCGTCGGTTGAGTAACAGTCTGGCGCTGCAAACTCACCGTCTGCTTTTTGCTCATCATAAGTTTTGGCATAGTGGATGCGAGAGTTATACGTGCGTTGGTCAACGATAACAAGATCAACTTCGCGCCCCATATCGTGAATTTCACCTTCACTATCAACAAGTTCCCAATCCCCACTGTTACCCATTGATAAACGTGCTGCACGTTTGAAATTACCACCGAAACCTTGTGCGATGTCTTTTGTTAACTCCGCTACTAATGTTTCGTCATAAGGAAGGGCTAATTCGCCCATATCTAAAACCATTAATTCTGACATAAGTCACTCCGTCTTATTTAAGTTTTCTTACTTTTACTTTGCGAATCGTAGCTTGTTCAATACCTCTCGGTAACTCTAAGCCTTGTTTCACTAAATCGTTCAATGTTGTACTGGTTAAGCGTTTTTGTAAAATCGCAAACGCTTCAGTATTGTTTAGACCAGCACGTGCTTTTTCTTCTAAGCCTTTAAGTACCGCTTGCACTTCTTCGTTAGAAAGATTATTTTCTTTCGCTAACTCGTGAACTGTGTCACCGTCAGCTAATTGTCCTGCCAATGTTTCTGCGAAAATGTCGCTATACACTGGAGTCCAACCTTCTTCGCCTACGGAATAAACCGTTTCAGGTTTATATGCCACTGAAAGTAGTCCTGCGAATTTGAGTTCTGATACGTTGTCTTCCTGCATACGATATTTTAATTCGTCTTCTAGGATCGCTTGACGTGTCTTCGCTCGTTTTTCGTCCGCTGCTACTACTTCTAAGCGGTCAATCGTTTGGCGATAGAGTTGTGCAATCGTTTCTGCTTTCGCTCCACGAATTTGCGCTCTAAGTTTTTCCAAATTACTTTCAGTTACTTCATCCAAATCCATACGGTTTTCTAAGTGAGTTGCGATTTGAGCTTTCACTTTAAGTAAGTCGTCAGTGCTGAACTGACTAAGTGGAAAATACTTCGCGTCTTCAGGTGCATTGAACGCACTGTCTTTAACAACAATACGTTTATCACCGTCTTCTTCGTAAATGTAGATAAATTTGCCTTTACCTGCCATCATTCACCTCTTTTGTTGTTTAAGTTGATACGAATTTTATACTGCTTTTACTCTACTGTCAACAATCTTTTTCAATTAATTTTGCATTTCTTGTTTGTAGAGTTCTAAGAAACTTTGTTGTGCTTCACTACCGTTGGCGAGCTTGTTGTAGATTGCTTTCTCCAGCGGTGTCGCATAAATATGATAGATGCCCATATTGTTCTTTTGTAACTTAGACTGTATTCGTTTATTTGCTTGGTCATATAACTCCAGACTATGATGCGGTGTGAACCACACAATCGTGTCTGCCACTGCGAACTCTAACCCGTGTGACGTTGTTTTAGGGTGGGCGACTAACACTTTGACATTAGGGTCTGTCTGAAACTTCTTAACGGCTTCATCGCGTCGCTTACCCGTCACTCGTCCGTCGATCCATACTGAACCATACTTCTTACTACAATGCTCTTGTAATAAATCAACCACTGCCTTGTAACTGGCGAAAACAATAACTTTGTTGTCCGTACCCTGTATGATTTCGTCCAACACTTTCAACCGACCTTTAGGTGGTAACTTAAGTACCGCTGTATCGTCGTCACCGTTTTGATCAAGTTTCACTACACCTGCTGCCGTTTGAAGAAGTTTAAACACTAAAACCCCTGCGTTAGCTGCGGTAATTTTACCTTCCCGTAACGGAATCGCACCTTCGTGCTTTAACTTGTTATAGGCCTTTTGTTGGTCAGCCGTAAGTTCTGCTTCGTTGTACATCATCTGCAAAGGCGGTAAGTCTAACACGTCATCTGCATTAAACCTAATCGCAGGTTGGAGTGCATTAAACACCGTGTCTTCCCACCCACGCTTCGGAATCCATTTACGCTCTCCGAGCTTGACCATTGTCATCGCTTGCCACGCCCCAACTGTCTTAGGTACACGGTGAGGTGCGACTAATTTAATGAACCCGTACGCTGCAACTGGGCCACCGGATAGTGGGGTTCCGGTTAACGCCCAGACATACTTACAACGTGTCGCCATTTCGTTCATCACTTTCCATCGGTCTGAGTTCGGATCGCTAAATAAGCGAGCTTCGTCAATGATTAAAAGCGTCTTATCAGTAATGTAGTTTTCCCATATATCTGCTACTACTTTAATCCCGTCGTGGTTAATAATATGAAAGTCTGCCTTTTGTCTAAGAACAGATTTACGCACATCGCGTGAGCCACGTGCTACTAAAGAATAGCGACTAGCAAAAATCCCCTGCACTTCGTCGTGCCACGTGGCACAGTTAGACACGGTACAACAGATCAGTACCTTATCAATTACCCCTTCTTTTAAAAGGTAGTCTGCTGCCCATAGACAGCTAGCCGTTTTCCCTGTTCGCTGTGTGTTCAATACAAACGCTTTCGGGTTCTGCGAGACAAACACGGCTGTTTCTTCTTGGTGCTTCATAGGATCGTAAACCCCGTGAAGTTTAGGGTATTCGTAATAACTTCGCATAGGCTCAAACTTCTCAAGCCGTGCGCCTAAGTTAGACAAAATTTTAAAGGTATCAACGTTGTGTCGGACAGCCAACTTGTGACCGTCCTGTTTATACTTAATCCCAGCTTGGTCTAAAACGTCAGTGTATTTTTTAGGGTCTCGCACTTTAAGGAAAATTGCTTTTTTATCCTTGACTACAAGTGCCATCTTCAAACTCCATTACTTCAAGCTTATCTTTCCAGCGGTATAGCGACTTTGCTTCTCCGTCTTTCAAATGATCGATAGGATCGTCGCTATCGTACGGTAAAAACGCGTCATACCATGCTTTCGTTGCTCTGATAGCTGACTCAACACTCTCATTGTCTACAACCCACGCAAAACCTCTAGCTTTATCTATACGATCTAGTGCATAGGCTTGCAACACCGTCGGGTGCTGCTTCGGTGTCGCCTTACATTCAAACGCGAACGGTACACCGAGAATAATTGCCATTACGTCAGGAATACCTGTTTGACCCATACCGTTTTGAACTGGCATATAATAGAAACAGTCACTACCTAGCGACTTTAAGAACTCAATAAGTTTCTTTTTAACTTTACCTTCCGGTGTTGCTTTAGCCATTTTATAAACTCCACAGTTGTCTGGCTTTAACGCCTTGTTTATTTAGCTTTTTAATTAAACGTCGTATCTTAATTTCTACCAGCACTCTGGATAAAAATGTACCACTCAGATCATAGAATACGTCGAACGCGCCTAATACCTTTATTCCAGTTGGTACAGAAACCGTACCATTACGTCCTACTACATAGCTTAGGTCATTTAAGGCATCTAAATAAACGTAGTAATCACACTCGAATCTAATCGATCCAGATATAAACCAGTTATCTAATCCAAACATAGCGTAACCTTACTGCACAATAATGTTTGAAGTACCTAACCCTTCGGTCGCTTTGCTCACGGCTTGACGAATTTCGTCAGGTGATTTCCCTTTTGCCATCATACTACGAGCGAGTAGTACCGCTTCGGCTTTGGTTTTTAAATCACCGAACGCCACAAAGTCTTTACAGTAGGTAATGTCACGTAAAATGGCTTCGTATGCGTCACCGATAAACTTCTGATTTTGATAAATTTCGTTCGTTTTAAGGTGCTGCGCCATAGCGATTTCTTCAAGTTGTTCTTTCGTCATTGACTTATAAGTCTCACGGAACGCATCCCAGTCTTGCTTACCTAATGCTTCGTCGCCTTTGATAAAAACGTCAATATGTTTGTTAAAGTTGTTGCGAATTTCTTGTACAAATTCTTCTGCGGTTTGTTTGCTCATTTTAGTTTACCTTTTGTTCCAGAACGGACACGATTTTACTTGACACCACGGTAGTCCACCGTTGACTGTCGGTTTATTTGGACGACATAATCCACCAGGGTTAGGTAGCCACTCATTTCGCTCGGTTGCCCGTGCAATCTTTTCAATATTAAACGCTAAGTCGCTTTTCATTTCTTCAATGTCTTTGCGATAAAACGTCAAACCTTTTTTGCCTTTCTCAATAGGACTATATTCCATAGCGTCTAAAAAGATATACGCCACACGTATTTGTGTGATATGCGGATAGGCGATAAACGCCATTAGGGCGTACGTTGTTAACTGCTTACGGAAGTCTTCGTTATCTTTGACTTTACCTGTCTTGTAGTCGAAGATTACGGCTTTCTTTTCTTCGTGGTTTAGCACGATTACGTCAGCCGTACCACCGTACCAACGCTCTCTATACGTACACGGTTTAAAGTCTTTTGTGATAGCGAGTTTAGTTTCCGGTAGCTTATCGCCTTTCATCATTTCAAGTCGTCGTATTAACGGCTCAAAGTGGGCGGTTTCTTCCGGAAGCGCAAGTTTATCGCGAAGCCTGTCTTCTAACTGCTTATGCCATCGCGTACCACGCTCGGTTGCTTCCGTTGGTTGAAATGTCACTTCCTTCGTAATGTACTTAGCTTGATACTGTTTAGGACACGTATTGAATGTACTTACGGAAGTAGGTGACTGTGGCATTAGTTTCATTATTACGCCCCGTCATGTTGTAGATTAGCGATAAAATAGGATACTTCTTTCGCTTGACGGATACAGTCATTTAACGCATTGTGGTCTGCTTCTTGAACAGGAATATCCATACCTGCGATTTGTGTTAACATACGCACGGTACGAACTGACTTAGGCTCACTATACTTCCAAGGTGTAGGCAAGTTATGCTCTTTGTAAAGGTCAGCTAAGATTGCAACATCAAAGTCTGGATCACACGCCCAAAGTGCAACCTTCTCGTAACCTTCTGCTCGCACCATAGAATACTCTGTACCACCGTTAATGAAAGCACCTAGTTCGTGTAGCACGTATGCGACAGCGTCTTTCTCACGGTTGTTTTTTGCTAGGAAAGTAATGTTATCTACATTTACTAAACACTGCTTCGCCCACCACTGTACCGTACTTGCGTCGATATGTCTGCCTGCTTGATCAGATAAGTCTAACTCGTGATAGAACTTACGTAAAATCGCACCCGACATCGGATCGAACTCTACTGCACCTACACTTAACACCACTGCGTTTACCGCAGTGGATAATGTTTCAATATCTACCATTATGTGTTTCATTTTATCCTCACACTATCCAATGAAATGTTTTATATGCGATACCGATTAAGATACCAAGTAACGCTGCAATATAGGCTAACCCGAATAACTCTAAGATAGAGTAACCAAGCCAAGTAATTACGCTTTTCATTAGTCCACTAGCTCCTTATAAAAACGTTTGAAGTATTCTTCTGGTACTACTTGGATATAACCGTCACCGTAGTGAACGATATAGCTTCCTTCTAAGGCGTAAATATTCCCTGTCTTTGTATTTAACGTCATAAGTATAGACTTAATATGAAAACTGTATGGTGCGTCTACGTATTCTACACCGTCGTGTTTAATCCAACTTGGAATACCATTATCAATGTTAGCTCTTGTCAGTTGCCAAGCGTCTACTTTTACTGCTGCTGTGATGTATTGTTTCATAACTACTCCGCTAATTCCCACGTTGCGTTGAAAATATCTGGCTTACAAGGATAAAATTCACCTTGTACACCTTTGATAATATAGTCGCCTTCGGAAGCGATCATATTCCCTTCTAATGTTGGAATCTTTAATCCTTTATTCTTTTCAATTTCATCATAAATATATGTACAAGCTGATAAGTATAATGTTGATAAATCAACATTATGGATTTGTTCATACAGAGCAATCGTAGATCTTTTATCTGCTAAATTTAACTGCCACGCGTCAATTACGACTGGTTTCTTTCTGTATTTAGCCATTTTCTATTCTCCGTTCACTAAGTTTTTGATTTGTTCAAGTGTTTCTTTTACTTCGACGTAACTCTCTCCGTCAATGTTGTTACTTAATCCTACCAATGTTCTACCGTTAAGTATGCTCGTCGCTACGTCGGTAATATGATCTACATTAACCAAACGTGGTTTATTGTCGTACTGTGTCAGTTCAATCAGTCTCGCCATTTTTACTTAGTTCCTCTAGTTTTTGTTTTGTAACATAAAGGCTACGTAATCCTTTACGCCCCGGCCCGAAGACAAACGCCACCGAGCTAAAGTTATTTCCACCTACACTTTCACCAGTCATCGCAGATACAAACCCGATACGACCTAACATAATGTAAGCTACTGCGATTGCATTTTTTGCTGCAAAGTGAAACCACTTCGTTGAACAGTCGTTTTTGAGTAATGCCACTGTGTAGTTCCCATTCTCTGCTTCACGCACTGCCTTAGACAAAAACGGTTGAACGCCGGAATAAGGTGGGTTAAGCCAACATAAGTTATTCTCTCCCCAATCCGTTGTTAGCGTGTCCTGTTGCTCCGTGATAAATCGCTCGCACTTCTTATTTAATTCTGACGCACACACGTCCAAGCGTGGTAAACCTTTCGGTACAATACCTTTTAGCTCTACGTATGCGAATAAGCCGTCAACCATTATCTGTGGCGTGGCCCAGTAATCTTTGTGTTTAGGATCGGTCTTGCTGAAGTTTGACCCACCTAAATTTCTTCCTTGTTGATCCATTTTTAGTCCTATTTGTCGTCGAAGTTATCGAAGTCACTCCAGTGGATTTTGTACTTAAAGTAACCGAATAAATTTCGGATAGCTTTCTCCTGTGTAGTAGTCAGTTCAGTGTTGATAACCAACTGGTAATATCCTTCCTGTGGTTGGATATTTAATTTTACTACTTCTCTGTTTAATACACTTAACCCCATCACACTTAATACTTCTGGAATGATTTGCGAAATTTCGCGTATATTTAGTCCACACGTAAAGTTTATCACGACGTTGTTTTTTAATAGTTGATTTTCCATTTATTCACCTCATAATATTGTCACACGTAATCTACGTGAATTGTAGGTTAATTCTGAACCTGTGCGTTTGCATACTTTTTTAAGTATACGCAGAAACTTACGTTTACAGATCTTCGTTCCGTCTAGTAGCTCAACCGGTTCTAAAGTATCGTGAAACGAATACTTAAACGTACCTTTATCTTTATCTGGATTAGCTTCGTATAAACGCTTAATCTGTCGTTGTCCGTACTCTATGTTTTCCATAAACGATTCTTCTAACTCTTTATTTGTCATTTATTAAATTCCTTGAATGTGTTATCAAAAATAAAGCTAGGTACTGCGATTATATAGTTTGTTGATAAATCTATTAATAGATAACCATAACTGACATAATCTTCAAGTTGAATATCGACTGGTCTATCTGTCTCTAACAACTCATATTCACCTGCGTATCTAATACCGCCATTGTGACGGTAAAATTTCCGTCCTGTTCGTTTAATCATTTTTCAACCTCTCATTCGCTATGTCGACGTACTGCGAAAGTAATTCACTACCTATGAATCGTCTCCCTAGCCGTATAGCTACTACGGCTGTTGTACCCGTTCCCATAAACGGGTCATAGACAACATCGCCTTCTCTTGAAAAATTAAGTAATATTTTCTCTACTAATTCTTCCGGAAATGTAGCACCGTGTGAACCTGTTACTTTCTTACCACGTTTGATCTGCCATACGTCATTTAGAGTGCCGCGATCAAAGTTACAGTAATTGAACTTACGACTAATTGCATTACGTTTATCAAACACGATAATAAGTTCGGACTGCCTATTTAGTACGCCTTCGCCCATCGCGGGTTGAGCATTTACTTTATCCCATACGATAATGTCTTTGACATACTCGTTAAAGTCACCAAGCAACTTAAAGATCGCTCTTTTACTGCCAGTTACGATTTGTACGTTATAAAACACCATAGGTGATACTCGTAACAATTCACGTAATACATTGGCGTGGAACTCATAATACTCTGCGATAGGTAAATTATCGCTGAACCCGTCGTACTTGGTTGAAAACTCCTTCGTAATTTGTCGTGAGCAGTATTCACCATTTCTAATCCGTAAGTTCATATTGTACGGTGGCGATGTGATCACTAAGTCTATACTGTCGTCAGGTATCCTGGCCAATGTAGCAAGACAATCTTCATTAAATATTTGATTAATCATTTTTATCGCTCACGGTTAAACTTCTTCCACGCGTCTACGTAGATTCGTGACGGTATTTCTTCGCCATAAATGCTTTCCCAAACTTTAATGATTAGTTCAAGTGCTTTAATGTACTCGTCGTTGTTTGAAAATTTACGTTTTACTGAGCTGTAAACAATCTTTTCTTTGTATCTAAAACTGATAGTCGCAGAATGTTCCTCATTACAAACTAATTTGAACTCGCATTTCTTATAATCTTCGCTGATTCTGAAGTTTAAACCTAATTCTTTTATACTCCGGTTTAATTTTTTTTTTACATTCTTATATGTTCTGTCAAAGACTAAACCATCTTCATATAATCGTAGTCTATATTCACCGTCTATCAAGTCGACATAGACATTCTGGTTTTCTAAGCTAACTTTTAGTAATAGCATATCCTTTTCCTTATTTAATTTTATTTAGCACACCCGTATCGTTGAGCAATATCACCTGCACAGTCCAACGGTAAATCGTGATACCAGTCTCTCGATTTCTTCATTTGGTACTGCATTATTTCTGACACTTCTTCCGCAAGTTCGTCTTTGCAACACACAATCACTTCATCGTGTACGGTTAAACAAATATGCGCGTCATCGCGTGACCAGTTACGTTTTGTGAAGTCTTCGCGAATTGCAACCATTATGTCACCCATAATAATTCGACATAAACTCTGGGTAACATTTTCATCTACTTTGCCTGGGGAACGTCTTTTCCCAATCAGGTTTTTTAGTCTGTTTGTTCTTACCCCAGAACCAGAACTCTGGCCCAATTTCACCCGGTCGAGCGTGAATATCTCGGTAGGTTAGATGTAGTCCATTCGGTAATGCGATACAGTGTCCGTCTGTGGAAAGTATGTCGTCTTTGCAAAACGTTATCGTCGCTCCACTAACCATCGCACCAAGTGCTGCCTTGCATTGTCTCCAACCACGAACAATATTACTCGCAGCATTTCGATAGGCATTAACGAAACTTTGTAACTCGTCGTCAGTAAATTCTTCAGATCGTTTACCCATTACGACTTTAAGACCGTTTACACCTGCACCATAGCCAAGACCTAATTGCTGCGATTTGCCAACGAAACGTTGCGATTTATTTACTTCTTCGTAAGGTATCCCGTATGTACTCGCTGCCGTTACTTTGTAAATATCTTTACCTTGCACGAGCGTATCAAGTACCCACTGTTCTCCCCACTCCCAAGCGTTCGCGCGCAATTCCACTTGCGAAAGGTCATATACCACTAGCTTCTTACCCTTCGGTGCTTTAAGCGCGTCACGAAGGCCCATAATGTGTAGTAATTCTTCGTCATTTTCTACAACACCTGCACGAGCTAACTGTACTTTCCCATCGTCCAATACTTTAACTACTGCGTCAGCCTTATCAGCGTAGAACACTTTAGTTCCAGTCGGTGTAGACTTGTCGACTAGCTGGTTTCGGTTGAAGTTCTGAAGGTTAACGGAATCAGCCCCGCCCCATCTGCCCGTATGTGCAGCGTAATACTCTAACGGGATAGGAAGCAACCCTCTGTCTGACATCTCTAGTAGCGTTTTAACTCTCGTTACTGCTTGCGAGCTTTTGTTACCTAAACGAGCTTCAACCAACTCTACTACGGATTGGTCTTCGTGTTCCAACAGTTTTAAGAAACCAAGATCTTTCTTTGCGAACGCATATTTTACTTCGCCTTTCGCGTTGAGTTTTGTCGGTGGTTCTACACCTAATCGGCTCAATAATTCAGCGAATTTTACGTCCGAACGCAAGTCTTCTACCGTCGCACCTACTTTATCTAGTAGTGCTTGGCGTTTACCGTTGACTGTTTTCTCCACTTCAAGTAATACAGGCTTATGTAGCTCAATCACAGGGTAGGTAAACATCTCGATAGTCAATGTAATAATCTCGATTTCCTTCTCTGGAAACTCACGCACTTTCATAAACCAATTATAGGCTGACCAAGTTAAGTCCACGTCGGTGATACAGTAGTCTGCATAAGCATCATACTCGGCTTCTGTGAAGTCAAATAACTGTTTGCCGTCTGCATTGACAACCTCGTCACCTTTATTTAACGTGTCAGGTAAATCTTTTTCTTCAAACTTACCCCACATCGTTTGACCATTGTCGTCGCGGATTATACCCCAGTTGTAACGGTCGCGTAGATTGCGCGTTACATTATCAAGAGAATGGCCGTCCCATAATTGACAAGCTCTACTCATAAGCATCGTGTCTGCGATTTGTTTAGGGTAGATATTATATTTCCAACCTAATATCGCTGCGTCAAAGCGAGCGTTGTGTGCGATTACTCGCACGTTATCCCAACCGTAAGCAATTTCAATGTGCTTGATCCAGTCTTCAATTTCGTGAGGTGCAAGCCATTCTGTTGGCTTGTTACCGACTTTCACCGCAAGACCGATAATCTCAAACTTAGGGTTACGAATATACTTCTCTATTGTCATCCCTTTCGCTGATAACGAATACTTAGACTTATTACAATAGTATGTTTCAAAGTCCAGTGTTATTTCTGTTAACTCCATTACTCACTCCCACCTATCGGCACAGCTACTGTAAATTTTAATTCGTGACCGTTCAACCAACTCACGTGATATTTAAAAATTAATTGCTTATCTCTATTGGCACTTGTTATTTGTATATCACTAACCGTTCCATAGCGATCAACGTATGGTTTTATAATTTCATACGCTGTTTCATCACGCAACTGAAGAATCTCGTCTAGAATGTTGTTAATAAGGGAAGAAGTGTTATTTATTCCTTCTACATTAATACCCATTACTCACCTCTATGTAGTGGATTAACGCACCCTTCATATCCACAGGTGCATTGGTATGGTGGTGTAATATCTACACCGTCTTTTAATACTAGGTGATCGTTATGCACTTCGCAGCTATCGAGAAAATCAATATATTCCATTTCTGCCTCAATGCTGTCGTCACGCTTGTATGCTTTTTCTAATTCATTTTCCTTGCACTTTCTAATAAAATTCAATGCGAAGGTAGATATATTGTACGTGTGCTTCAACCAATATTCGTTCTGGTCGCTGTCTCGCACGTCGTCCAAGTTACAGTGTTCTTTTAGTTTAATTAAGAAGTATGGGTACATACTGGTGTTATTTTTAAGCATTTTAAGCACCGTTGCGTATGATACGTTTAGTTGTTCACCAACCATTGTTGCTTCGGTGTGTACTACTAAACTAAATAACTTCTTATTTGCTGCCATATCAGACTTCGTGCCACCTTTACGCACTCTACGTGGTGCTTGTTTAGTGGCTGTGCCAATAACGATATGGTCTTTAGCAAAACAACGTGGGTTGCCACACGTTGTTGTAAATCTTGTGTTTACCGTTGTACCGGGGAAAAGTTTCATTCCTCTAGCAGTGCGAATATTTATGTTTTTAAATGTGCCATTCAGTAATCTTTTACCTATTACCGGAGAGTTACCTGCCGTCGCACCTTTCCAAATCAAGCACTCGCCTTCTTGTGTAGAGTTTGCTTTAATTCGTTCCGATAGACTTCGTTGTACTCGCGCCATTTCGCCCTCGTTCTATATCTACAAACTGTGTTAGCACCGTCTCGATATACTCGTTCATTGAGATACCGTGCTTACGTGCTTCACGTTTAATCATTGTTCTTAAACTGCTGTCAATCGTCAGCATAAATTTTACTTTCATTATACTTGCACCACGTTATAAATTTATAGTGCAAGTATAAACTGTTTTCGTACTGTGTCAACTATCATATTCATAGAATTTTAGTACTTCGTGTTCTGCATAAACATTAGTATCTCCGTCAAATATACCCAACTCCTCGCAAAATACCACGTCTGCCACTACTATGTTACCTTTAACTAATATTACTGCACACTTTGACCCATCTTTAGGGTACACTCCCTTCCATCCATTTTTATATGTTGGAAGTACCAATGTTTTAAATTTCTCAAACATATATTCTCCTAGTCGTCAATATAACTGTCATAATAATCTTCTGCTACTTTCGCGAAGTCAGCTTCAAGTTTATCCCAGTCTAAATAGTCTGCAAGATCTAACCCTGCTTCTTCTATTCCCTGTACTGGGTTTTTTAGCCAGTCTTCCACTCGCGCTTCAACGCACCGCTCCTTACGAGAAGGCTCTGGCGGTTCTAACATCCAATCCATATTCATTCTTTACCCCACTTTCTTGTTAAATCGTCTTCTTTTGCCATCTTTACCTACCCATAGATAAGGTCTGTTCGACGCTCTATCTAACTTCTGGTGTTCTTCAAATATTAAGCGAAGGTCTTGATCAGCTTCCAGAATCATCTCTAAATACTCCGCGTCGTAATCAAACAAGCGATTTGTTACCACACAAAACGCTCTTGTCATCTCATCAAGCTCTCGTTTAATTGTGTTTCGCTCTTTAATCATAGCGTTAGCCTTTTCAGTTAGCTTTCTTACTTCTTCTTGCGACCTTTTTAATTCTTCCTGTAACTCTTTATCGCCAACAACAATTTTCTTTTCTCTAATAACTACTTGTACTTCGTCATCATATCCACTTCTACACGGCATCTTTCTTCTCCTCTACTTAACTTTAAATACAGCTTTTAGCTCGTTATACGTGTTGTATGCTGCGTTTTCATTCAACACTTGAATCTCAGCCCATACATCTTCATTCATACTTTCAACTTGTATAAACCATTCAAGCACTCGCCCGTCTTTGAATATGCTTTCGGTTGTTACTCTATATCCAAGACTTAACTTAACCTTATTTATTACCTCGGAATGAAGCCAGGTAATGGTTGTTTCTTTATCTCTCATTTTATTCACCTCTACTTGTCGTTATAAAGCATTACACTTGACGTGTTGCCTTTGTTGTCTGTTATATCTACTCGCACTTTTAAACATTTAGGTACGTCGTCAAATACTCCCATAAGCTTACTCACTGCGAAGCCGTCTGCGATTACTGTTCGTCTGCCACGATTGACAAAGCCCTCTACTGTCGCACGTGGTTTAAATGGTTCACCGTCTCTCGCGATAGTCTCGATGCCACCGTTTTTGATCAGCTTTTCTCTAAACTCAACAAGCTCACCTTTCTGCATTTTCTCACCGCTAGGCTCAAACCAATACGTCAAAGTGCGTAACTGTTTCAGTTCTTCTCGGTAATCTGATTGTGAAGTAAACCACTTCACAAATTCTTCAAGTTTATCCGTGCGATAGTGCATAACTTGATGGTCTTTGTTGTCTTGCTCGTATTGTGTCAGTACACTGCCCAACACATTAAATACCCAAACTGGAGCAAGTACGGCTTCAAGTGGCACGTCTACTCCTTTATTATAGATATTATAAGGCGACGCTACCCAGAACATTGTAAGGGCTGTTTCTTTGTCAGTCTGCTCCCATAATTCCATCAGCTTATTGGTTACAAACTCGTTCATCTCACGCAATTTTACTTCAGTAAAAAGCTGCGCGTTCTCCTCGTTCTCTAATACAACTTCGCCGTCTTTATGACGACAGATAATACCGAATTGAATATTCCACGCCCAACGTTGATCCATTAGTGCGTCAGCTTGTCGCGTGGTAATGGTTGTGATACTGCGTTTTGTTACGCTATACACGCAAGTTCTGGGAACAAGTCTCTCCCCGTCAGTTTCAATCTCACTTCTACTGACTGCATTACACACCATAAGATCTGCAATCTCTCTCGCCTGCAAACGTTTTAGGCGTTCAGCGTGGTTATTCACCACGCGTTTCCCGTTCTTACGCTTGTTGCTGCTTTTAGCCATCTAGATCACCTCTGCACCTTTTAGCTCAACTAATGTATCTAATATGTTGTCTAGCTTTCTATATGCGTCTTCCGCTACTTCTAGCGATTTATACTCAGCGTGGAATGATATAAGCTCATATCTTCTACCTTGTAAAATATACGTATTAACAATGGCTACTGCATATTTACTTTCCACATAAGCGTTTAGCTCTATTTGAGTAAATGAAAATGCTGATAGTTGTAATTGTCTGCGCTTTATCTTCTTCCATTCCATCTAAATCACCTCTACTTTGATTTTGTCTATCTCTGCGACAAAATGTTTGATTATTGAGTACGGCTCAAAACGTCCTTGCTTTTCTAAATAATCAATCACTTCAGGCTCTAACCACTCGTCCACGATATGGCGAATTGACCCCGTTGAAATGCCGTTAGGCAAAGTGAATAAGATTGGCGTATTCAGATATTCTTCATCAGTTGGTTTTTCTGAAAAGCGTTTATTCATCTCCAGTGTGGCTTCCTGTGCCAGCTTTACACTCAGCGCACCTTCTGCCAAGCACTTCACCACCACTTTTAATACTTTCATCATACCTTCTTTGTTTGTGGTTACTTCTTGTGTTACTTTTCCACTCATTTTTACTTACCTCTACTTTTTATAAGTTGCGTTCATGAATGCGCTCAATCGCGCTTTGCTTGTATTAGCTTTTGATTTTGCTTCTTCTGTGATGTCGATAAAGGCATAGTTCTCAAGCTCACTTAATAGCTCGTCTAGGCACTTCTGCACCTGTTCAAAGCTACCGCTACCATCTGCCTGTAAATAGCTGTTATACGCTTCACACAATAAAACACGCTTTTGCTGCACTTCACTTTTTACCAACATCCCAAACGGGTTGACCCATTCAAAGCATACAATAAAAGGAAAGTATGCCGTCTGTGGAACACGTTTTTCTGTTTTCATTAGTAAGGCGATTGCTTCCAATCGCTCCTTTAGTTCTTCATTTAATTCAATTCGCATTGATCCACCTCTACTTTTCTTCAGATAAAATCTTCACGATGTCCACATCATAGCTATTTTCCAGTCCTTTCAATAATTCCTTATCAATGTCGCCTTGACCTTGCAAAATCTCGGCAAATACTTCCGCGCAATCGTCAGGCGATAGCTGCCGGTGTAAGCGGTCGCTGTTTCTGAATAAGTGCATAAATACATCACGTTCTAAACCTTGCCAAGCAATGGCATTTAAAATCTCGTCCAAGCCTAATTTCATCATTTTGTTACCTCAACTTTTTTTATTTAAACAAGCACCGTTTTTATAGTGAATTTTGCCTTTGTTTTACTTAACCCTAACCCGTCCATATAACGACGGATCGCTTTTTCCCTTGAGTGCGCTGTAATCACTCTTGGCATAAAGTGCATCGCCCCACTTGTGAGCGATGCCGATACTTTAAATTTACGCACTTTTACTCACCTCTACTTCTATAAAAACCTATCCCATTCACCGGCTAAAACTTTTTGTGCTATCTGATACACTTTAACCAAGTCAGTTCCTTTTATTTTATCTTTTAGTAAGGCAATTTTGATTAACCGTTCTTTACCATAATTTTTATGATCCACCAACTTAATCGCTAATTTATCAAACGCCAACAAATACGCTCTTATTTTATATTTACCGTCTGACTGTCGATATTGATCTTGAATTTCTTTATCGGCGCAATTTAGCACGTTTGAGCTAAATTCTATGTTATACATCAATGCGCCTTTCTTAACTGTAAAAAGTTCTTGCATTTTGCTATCTCTACTTTTATTTCAATACGTACCCAAGTACGCAATTTTTAACCTTGTTCATAATCGCTTCTACCACGGGCAAGCGGTCAATCTCTGCCCGTGTTAGTCGCTCCTTATCTCTTTGTAATGCAACACTCACCGCTAAGGCGTGATGCTTACCGTACTCACTGGCATAATAAAGGCGAACAATGTCGCCTTCTTTAATAAAAACCCCGTGCAAGAAGTTGCCACCGCTACTGGTTAGAAAGAGTTTATCTAATAGTACCTTGACCATATTAATAAGCTCCGTAATAGTCCCACACCTGCCCGTCAATCGTGCGGTTTATATAGTTCCGATCTGCTTCTGTTGGTGCGTTGGCTTCTAGCCATTGTTCCAACTGCTCCGCAATAATTTCCAAGTCTTCCGCGGATAATTCACGATCCCACGCTTCGCCCTGTAAATGCTCCACTTGCGCAAGTAAAAATTCCCCGTAAATATAGGTTAGCCTATTGGCTACCTTGCACGGCTCGATCTCTGTCGTTGCATTCCCGAAATTATCCATCTCGTACTTATTCACTAAACGGATGGCGCTCCAGGTGCCTACACTTTCGCAAGCTTCTTCTGCTTCATTGTCCCAAGTGAATGCGTAATCTTCATTAAATAAATATGAGTGAAGATCGCACCCGTACTGTCCCACTGCGTCAGGTAGGCGATCATTAAATAGCTCGCCTGCACGTTCTAGAATTTCATCATTGTTAATATTGAATTTTTCAAAATTAATTACTTTCATCTTGTATTCCTTCTTTATGAATTTGTTTAATAATCTATTTCTATATTGATAATAGTGTAGTCTTCAGGTTTAAAGTCCACGTTTTCCCGTGCATAGCGCACCCATTCGGCAAACGTTCCAATGATTACCTTAGTTTTTCCTGTTCGGTCTGCTATTGCTTGCGACAGTGCTATTTTAAATAAGTCTTCTGACACGTATTCGGTGCGGTCTAAGTCCAATAAACGGATCTCATCTTGCTCGGTCAAGTTCTTGTTCTAAACCGCTAAAATAAAACATTCTTTCATTATTAATAGTCCCCTTTCCCTGTATCTTCTACGCTAACCGCATAGACGTATTTGTATTTAAGTAAATCGCGGTTATTATGCCAATGTTCGATGTCTTCAGGTGTCAAAATCTCAATTTTTCCAAACCCATACCCAAGCGCATAACCGCACATAAAATCATAGCTGTTAAATTTTCTTTTTAGCTCTCGTTCAAACTGTTTTTTAGCTCCGCCGCTAACGTCTTCTAGCTCTCTTTTACTCACTGCGAAATAATAAAGTTCCATAATTTCCCCCCTTTCTTTATAGGTTATCTTCTGCGGTAAACTCACGCATTTTTACGCAAATCCCATAACGCCCATCAAAATGCTCGTTACTTCTGCATTCGTCATCACTGTTTGCAAAGCGTGCCTGGTTGCCCGTTTGCGTCTGGTAGTCTGCTAACCACTGGCGATCCATTACTTCCACACACCCGAAAGTTAAAAGCGCAACTATTGCCACGCTTGAAAGTAGTTTAATCATTGTTTTAGTTCCCCCGTCTTATTTGTTAATTTCTTCCCACTGTGCCAATAGTTCAGCGTCTGCGCCTTGCTTATAGTCTTCCCATACCGTTTGAATGTTGTGGTATTGAGCCGATCCGCCTGCGGTTATGCCTAACCCTGCATTTTTCGCATAGTCAATCAATAAGAATTGGGCGGTTGCATAGACTTTCTCGATCAACTGCTCCGCCTGATAGCGCTCCATTGGTAGATTGTCCCATTCTTCTAAATGGTCTAATAAGTGTTCCCCGTCTGCTCCGTCCATATCTTCTACGTAAATTTGAAAACCGTTATAATATCCAATTTCAATGACTGCACGATATAGACTATCTGATGTGTTTTCAAATCCTAGATCAAGCACGCTATCAAGCCATCTATTAAGTTTATATACAAATTCGTCCGCTTCTTCTTTCTGCTCTGCGATAACGGCAAAATCTTCCTCGTCTTCGCCTGTGTATTCTTCCCACATAGCGATCAAGTCTGATCTCCCGTAACTGTCATTTAACCAGTCTTCAAACGTTTGTAATCCGTCTTTCCATTCGGTGTAAATGTCGTGATCTTCTTCCTCTAGCCACTCAGCCAATACGTCCAAGTCAATCGGGCTTGAATTTACGCTCCAACAGCTCGCAAAGTTAGCGTAACCGTCAAGATAAATATCATCCCCCCAATTTTTAATATCACCAAAGAACACTTTACGGGCAAGTTCTACACCGTCTTCGCCTGCTAGTTCTGCGAATTCTTCTACGCTGTCGTAGATATATTCGCCATCACCTGTAGATCCGATGAATTCATTCCAAATATATTTTAGATCGTCGTAGTCTTTTTCAGATAAGAAGTTTACAAAGTTTTTGTTAGCCATTTTTTAAGCTCCTATTAATTAAATTTCTAAATAAGGTTTATCATTCCACGCACAGATCCGCGCGTCGCTAAAACAATGATCAAATGCTTCCGCTTCCGTTAAAAATTGCGCTTCTGCGATTAGTTCACAATTTGCGTCAAAGTAGTAGTAAGTTTTCATAAATCCCCCCTAGTGGTTAATGATTAGTAAATTAAATTTATAAAAAGCCGTCCAGAGCCTACACGCAGTGTAGTCTATACGGTCGCACTTGCGACCGTTCCGATTGCGCCTGGTCTATCTCATAACTAAACCAAGTTCCACATTCATTAGGCGACTTTTGAAAATTTAACTTTTCACCGCACGCACTTTTGTCTGCGCGCGGTTTATATGTCGCTTTTTTGTTCCTAATTATTAAAGAGCATATTATTTTATCTTCAGGGCTTCCCCGTCTTGATGGCTTCATTATATCAGTTTTTACTATACTGTCAAACGATATTTTAAAAAAATTTGATTATTTTTGCTCGATCGCTTATTTTTTGAACAATCAGGACGACAGACGGCAAAAGTTTCTAAAATATAGTACGATCATATGATAATTCTCTAATATTTCTAAAATATAGTACGATCATATGATAATTCTCTAATATTTCTAAAATATAGTACGATCATATGATAATTCTCTAATATTTCTAAAATATAGTACGATCATATGATAATTCTCTAATATTTCTAAAATATAGTTATGCGAAGTCAGAAAAATGACCGATCCCGTGGTGCTTCATGTTGTGGCTGGTCACTTGTGGCTGTTTAGTCATGCGAACGGACAGCGATTTTTAGGGCTTAAGTGGGCTGTTTTTGCTTTAAAATCAATACGATGAAACTTTTTTAAAATATAGCGATCCCGATGATCCCGCTAAAAAAAATTGAAGAGCTTTAGAAAAAGGCGGTATAACTTTAAAATTAAAAAGTTTCAAAAGTGACGTTATTTTTGCGCACCGAAAATC